CTTCACACAAACGACAGGTTTGCCATCAGGTTCTAGTGCCTTGGTTGCAATATAGCGGTCAATGTCCGCTAAAAATTTCCATCCTGTCCCGCCACCAAGTCGCAATGGTTTGCCGTCTATAGTAAGATAATTCTCAGCAAATGATACTGGGTCTATCTTAAGAACCTCTTTCTTCAGGTCTTCAAACCATTTTTCCATAGTGGAATGGGACTTGCTGTTTGTCGCCACTATTTTGCTCCATCGTATCTCATATAATCGGCCTCATCGTCATCATAATGTTCATCTACATCTGTGCCTACACGACCGACATCTTCCGAACCTTTTCCTGGCACTACATTTTCTTTGTAATGCCCTTTACGTTCTTGTAAATATTTCTTGAGTTCCTCGTCGGAGAAACTCACATCTTTGCCTAATAAATTGCGCAAAAAGTATATGAGTGAGTGGATGTTTTTAGTTCCACCGCTGTGTTCACAATGACTGTCGATTGCTTTTTGTAATTCAGGATCTTTTTTGATCCGCTCCACAATCGATTTAGCTTCTTCATTAGCATGACGTATTGATAGTGGCCTGAGAGATGCCTTCGACGTTTTGACTTCTTTGACAGGCTTATCTGGTCTAAATCTAGACCAACCAACATGTCTAAATTTGCCCGATGGCATACGCTCTTGAAATGTTATTTCTACGACAATTGATTTGCCAGCATCTATATCTTTTTTGAGTTTTGCTTCATCTTCCTTACTCATTCCACTAAGCTTACCAACTTCAAACAATTCGCTTCCTTTGTATTGATACATTGGAAATACTAACTTGTCTTCTTTCTTGGTGTATTTATTTAATATAACCTCATCAACTTTGGCTTTAGCGCCAGGCTTGTATTTGGCCCATTCGCCATGCGGCTCATTTGATCCTTTTGCGCCATATTTGTATTCCGAATCTTTTGGTTTTAATACAATACCTTCGGCATTTACTTTCAGCGCATCATTAATGGCTTTATCTTTGTCAGAATAACTATAGTTGTCCACTATCTTAACGGTATCAGCTCCTTTGCCAATTAAGCTTTTAAGTTTATCATATCTTTCAATATACTTTTGTTTTGTTATGTCACTTCCTCCCGACCATAACAAATCGTAAACATAAAATACCATTTTGCCGTCGCCGCTCTTGATTTTTTCCTGTGCCTTTTCAGGAGAACTGCTGACAACAGTTTGGATATCCGATATAGATTGTTTGCCCTTAGAGTCTTCCCAGACCAACTCTCCAAGCACAAAACTGCCACTTTTCATCTTGCTCTCTAGATCTTTTACCAAACTTGGCACATTAGAAGTAAAATCTTCTCCACGTCTAGTATATAATTTTACAGCTCCAGCTTTATCTTTAATGGCCTGGGTCTTAAAACCATCTAATTTAATTTGTACTACAATTTCACTATCATCGTGGTCTTTTAGAATATCATCGGGATCTTTAAGTTTTTTTAATTTCATTGGTGCAATAGGGCCCAACCCTGATGCATGCCGCAATGAAAGAGGTCTACAATTCACACTGGCTTGTTTAACAGTAATAGGATCTTCCTCTGCCGAATTTATTATATCGAGACCAACCTGTTCGCGGTAACTTTGTACGACACTTTCTACAGTCTCTGTTTTTTTGTTAAGAATGGCGTTTAAGATGTCTTGAACAGAAGCAGGCTTTTCTTTGGCAAATGATTGCAAAAAATCATTAAACCAATCTGCTCCTTTTTCATCTCTAACATATATGTCGTTACGAGATACCTTTGTCATGGCCGCCTCTTAGATGTTGATTTCTATCTTCCAAGTTTCTTCTGCTTCTTCGATAATCTGTTCTTTCTGCTTGGGCGCACTAGGAGGTTCAATATACGCCCATTCTCTGGCCCATTCCTCTTCTTCTTCGTTAAATTCTTCATATGCTATTATTTCCTTAATCAATTCCTCTAATTCTTCTGGAATTTCGGTATGATTAACCATATTAGCTCCTATTATGCTTGATAATTGGTTAGCCAATCAACCCCATCGCCTGAGGCCGGATCAGATGGCTCGTTTAATAGACCTCTATCCTTATATACTGGATATCCATAATCGGAAATCAACTGTTGAATAGCAAGCTCTTCGCGAGGCGTAAAATTATATTTGTTCTTGAGTCTTTCATAAGTCTCTTCTATGTTACGTCCAGCCGACACCTTAGAGTTAATCATAGTCCCAACTATTGCACGCTCAAAAGCACTCACATAAACATTGATAACTGGCGTACTAGCTGTTTTTTCCAGAGCGTCATTCTTTCGCATTTCTTCGTTTTCACAGCTCATACATACCAATTTGTCATTCACAGTATCATGCCACATTGGTGCAGACGAATTACATTTTTCGCAATGTCCTTCGCTCACCAGACGGACATCTAAGGATGCTTTCTTTGTTCCAGTTAATTTTTTAATCTGCTTGTCAAGACGATCGATCATATCTTCTAATTGCTTTCTAACCTGATCTACCTCACGTTCGTCAATAACCCCTTCTAGGTCTGTTCGCATAGCTTTGCTAATTTCGCCATCCAAGTTTTTCAAGAACGCTTTTGCTCGCTCGCATCCAGGAACAGTTTCGCCGGAATGCCGAGGAATTTTAGTAAGCTTGTCTTTAAGATAGCTTGTAAAATCAGCATGATCTCCATGTTCTCTCCAAGTTCGCGGCCCTTTTTCTTCTTCCTTATGTTCTTCAAACCTACATCCAGGTGCTCCTGGAACTTCTAGGTGGCCCTCGCCAGAAGGTTCTTCTTCGACTATGATGACTTCAGGCATTTCAGCTTCATCTTCACCAACTAGAAGTTCTGATATATCTTCTAGATCGAAGTCTCGTGCCTCATCGACCATCATAATATCTGTCATGTCATAGAAATTTGGCATCTCCAAATCCTCCTAATTTATCTGTTTACTTGTCTTGGGCCAAACCATGCGTCTGATAATTCCCATAACAAGCCAGTATCAGCTCTTTTGTCTTCATATTTTTGCCTGTATTCGGCCAGATATTTTTCTATTTTATCGAATGTATCTGCATATTCGGCTTTAACGCGACTGAGTTTTTCTAACAAGCTGTCCAGTATATCAGCTTTTTCTTCGTCGCCAGCTTTGTCATATTTGTCACCAAGTTTAATTAGTTCTTCGACTGTACTAAATCCAAGTAGACTGAACAGCCCAAAGAACAAATTACGACTTTCGTTGTTATCAGCATAAAATCCTAGCGGATATCCATATAATCCATCTAACCCAATTCCATGAAAGGTTTGGGGATAAAGAGGACTCCCTTTAAATGCCGGAACTCTTTTGCCTGCCGCCGTATCGCCAAAATCACAATCAACTTTGCCATGTTCCTCTAATATCTTATCAGCATAAGGACAATTGCGACATTCTTTATGATAAGCATAAACCAGCCTATTAGCTTTTCCAACTTCTTCAAGTTCCTTTTCATCTTCAATAGGAGCCATTCTTATTATTGATTTACCGGCATTTTCACATGCTTCTGGAATAGGTAAACCAAAAGGACAGGCGCGAACATTTTTACCACGTATTGTGGCTTTTTTGTTTTTAGGCATTTTTTTGAACCGGTGACCCAGGATATTTTCGTCTTAAATCATCAACATACTTCTTAGCTTCTGGTCTAACTTCATCTGCATTTCCCTTAAAACTTCGTTCATCAGAGGTTTGGTCGGTATCTAAGTTAACAACTTCGACATCTATTGTGGTGGTCCCTAACCATGCAGACTCATCCCATGTTATTTTGTATCGTCCAGAAGCAGCTTTAACTGGCATTCCATAATCTAAATTACGACGCCAAAATGCCGGAACAAAATCCCTACATTCGTCTTTATGAATTTGCTTCAATTTAGTATAGTACTTTTGGTCCTTCTTTTTCTTGCCATCTTTAAATTCTTCTGACAAATGATCTCGTGCAATTTCACGCGCTAAGTCGGGATTATTAGTATGTTCCATTTCTACTTCTTGGCCCATTTCTAATTCTTTTTTGTTAAGTTTGTCTTCTGTAATGCCATCGCCTTCTCCGCCATGCAATACATCTTCATACAGCATTTCCTCTTTGTTTACTTTCTTTTTCTTTTCTTTTTTCTCTTTAGATACCTTTACAACGCCAGGAAGTGGAGCTTCGCCACGGACTCCAGCGACCGCATTAGGACCGCCGTCATCTTTGTAATTGCCACCACCAAACAATTTAGAAATTGCTGCCCAACTTTTCCCTGTTATTTCTTTTACCAATCGTTCAAAATCACTGTCTCTAGCTTTGTCATCAGCAGGTTGTGCTTGACCAGTAGGCTGAGCCTTTTGAACTTGGGCTCTCATTTGTTCCAAAGAAGCAACTTGGGTTTCTATATTTTTAACCAATTTATTTACCTGATCTATCTGTGCAGGCAAATTCTGCAACATAGGACTAAGCTTATCTAATTCAGTCTTTAAAGTATTAACATTTTGCGTAGTAGTAGTTGCCGGTAGTCCTTGTTGTGGCTGCGCTCGCTTTGAAATCATTTTCATTAAAGGGCCCTCACTAATCTTCTTTGTTGTATTAACATATCAGAAATTGTTTTGGTTAGAGGAACTAGCGGGAGAAGTTTAAACTTTATTAACATCTCAATTCCATTGTCGTCATCTATCTTAACAATTTCATTCATTTTATCTTGTACAAATTTTACAGGAAGATCTTGTATTTTCTTCCTATTGTTCATCATTGCTGTCTTCAATTTTTCTTCTATTTTAAATCCAAATCGAACGGCGAATTTAATAGCTCTTAAAATTCTTCTAGCATCAACGCCAATTGTGATTTCTGGATCAACCGGACAACGGATAATCCCAGCTTGAATATCCCCAATTCCTTCACCAGTTAAATCGTATACAGTCGTAAAATCCATACTTTCAAGCAAAGTATTCATTGTGAAATCTCTGCTATATAGTTCTAATTTCATGGAATCTATGTCTTTTACGCCTTCCTTTTTAAGCGCTTCCTCTACGCCAGGCGCCACAAAATTACTAGAAAAATCTATGTGTACACCCATGATATCGATTGATGCATGCCCATCATCATATGTTCGATATGTGCTATTGGGCATAGACTTGCTTATTCGTTCAGCCAGCAATAATGAATTTTTAGAACCAGTTGTTAGGTCTATATCTTTAATATCCGACTTACCACTGCGTTTTCCCAATATGCGATCTCGTGGCACACCACCTACAATAAATGGTTTGCCAAACTTGGATGCACGAGCAATTTGCTCTATTTGAGACAGTAGTTCGTCAATTTTCATAGTTTTATTCCGTTGGCAATTCTTTCTTAACTTCTCCAACAGGCTTGCTCATTAACTCACCAGTGTCTATAGGTTTGGCTGCTGGAGGAGATGGTGGTACAGCTAATGCTGGTACTGGCGCAGCTGGAGGAACAGGTTCTTTGGGTTTGCTTGTTCCACTCCCGCGCAGCTTAGCAACAATATTTTCTACCTTATTACTTGCGTATCCAAATGATTCGATCAGTTTGGCCTGAGCATCAGTCAGCTCTGGAAAATAACTGGCCATGCCCATTTCATTCAATAGAATATCAATACTGGCCAATTCGCGTATCATATCCCGTGATTTAAGTGCCTTACTTATAGCTTCAAGACGATTAATCACAGATTGTACATTTGTCATTTGGGCGCTTTGAGGCGGAAGATTTGGTTCTTTTGAAGCCCCTTCAGGCAATGACTGCATTACATCTTCGCCAACTTCTGGTTCAGCAGCGATCTTATGTAAAAACTCGGCGCCTTCATCAAAACCAAATTTACTCATTCTGTTTGCTGAACGGATTATACAATCTTGTATGGAAGCATAAACATCCAATTTGCTAACGCTTTTTTCCAACTTATATAACTCATCATATATATGATCTAGATCTTGTTTTGGAAGAATATCATTATATTTTTCAACTAATCGTTTAAAAGAACGCAACCTGGCTTTCATTTGGTTTTTAAACCGATTAGCTTTATGCAATTCTTCCTCTCGTCTAGTTCGCTCTCTATTTTGTTGGCGTGTAGACATATACATTTTGTCATCAGCACGATCCTCTTTACTCACCCATGATTCTGGAAGAGAATAGGCAGGCTCAAATGCTTCTTTGATAAATTTGGCTGTTTTCACGTTATACTTCTCCGTAGTTCCATCTTCGTAGTATCGCATCCAATTTACAAACTTTTGTTTTTCATCTGAATCCCAATCTAATGTAAAGTGGTCTATAGCTTCCTGCCTATCCAGCTTTTTGGCATGCAAAGAAGCATAAATATTTTTCAAAGCGCTTATCCATCTATCTACATCATATATAGGTTCACGATTTTCTTTTCCTGCAATATTTGGATAAGCTTTCTTAGATAGCCTATCACACAACCACTTGTGTATGAGCAATCTATGATCTGTTAAATCATCTAGCTTATATTCGCCACCACGTCTATGTTTCATCATAAAATGATGTAAATCTTTCTTACGCATTGGATCAACTTTCATTCCAAATGTATCATCTAAAATATCATCGGCAAATCGTATAATGAAAAAATATGCATTATAATCCTCATCATTATCTACGCCTAAATCACTAGCATATTGTGCGTCTGCGACTAACTCGTCTATTAGGGCATCACTCATACCCTTTTGAGTAGCCTCATGGAGCCGTCTTCTCATATAATCATTAATGGTACCTTCTTGAAAAGCACGTACAATTTTATTTGTCATTAGGCTCCTCTTCGAATTCAGCGTCCTGCAGGTCCTCAAGCTTTACTGGTTCAGGCAATGCTTGTGGCCTATACGTGGTATTAGCCATCTTTTCATTAAGCTTTTCTAAAAACAACATCGCTCTTTCGGGTTCGAAATCAGCGATGCACTCTCTTATAACATCTCGTATAACTGCTATTTGATCGTTGAAAACCGTAATATTTACATTATGATCTATTGTTTTATCCGCTAATCCTTCTACAAATTTTTTGTATTGGGCTAACAAATTCATTTGTCGATCCATAAATTGTCTTAATTCCTTGTCTCCTTTAGATGCTGATTCTTCCCCACTCGCTACAGCATTAAACCAGTATTCCATTCTGGTTTCTATTATTTTATCTAATTCTAAAATCTTTCTAGCGACATCTAGTTTGGAATCTACTATTTCATTTAGCTTGCGATTATATGCATCCGATGCTTCAAGTTGTTTCTGGCGGTCTTGTTCTTCAACCATTTGTTTCTGCACGCGGCCAGCTTCTTGTATGTCTTTCAACACTCTGCCTTCTAATTGCAAATGATCTTTTCTAAATTTTTGAAGCGTTACAGACGAAAGCCATAAACCTTTATTATTAGGATATTTCTCTTTCAACTTGGCTTCAACACCACGAACAGATTCGCCGTTGTTGAGCATTTCAATAATTTCTTCTTTATCCGGATGCTTTAATATTTTCTTGCTCATTACCAAATCTCTTTGCCTCGGCGCTCATTATAATAATTTCTCATAAGCTCATAAGTTCTCGGATCTTTTTCTCTGCCTTCTCCACTTTTAATACGACTGACTATTCCATATAGTTCCTTCAGCTTTTCAAAGTCTTTAGCATATTCTTTCTGATCAATCTCTTTTCCCTCATAAGCTCCCTGTCCCCAAATCTCATCTTCTAATTCAATAACACTATCCACCAATTTTATGATATCGTTTTGAACTTGATACCACATAGATGCCCCGGCTTGTCCGGTTCCTGGTGTCTGATATGAACGGACATTTTCTTTTAATAGATTTTGTACGATCTGCATTACTTCTTCAGTAATATCGTAATCTATTTTGCTCTCTGGATCTCTTTGTTTCTCTTGTAGGGTTCTTTCTAAATCCAAAACTAATTGCATCACTCTAGGCGATGGTTGATCTGGTGACGCTTCTTCTTCTACCCTTTTTTGAATTATGTCATGTATCTCGGCCGCCTCTTTAATAATAGAGTCCAGGGCCTCCGCCTCACCATGAAAGCCTCTAGCATCCAATATGTCAGCTAACATGATTAGGCTATCAATCATTAGTTTACCCTGTTTGTAATATTCTCTCGGCTATCAAAAATTCTGTGCGGAATAGCATATCCTGACGAATCTGGCGTTTGTGCTGCCACTGACCCACCTGGATGTTCATTACCGTCATAATCGGTCCAACCAGTTTCCCAATTGTAGATCTGTCCATCAAGCGGGCATTGGAAAGTGCTTTCACCAACTCTTCCTACTTGAACACCAACATGATCCGGACAATATCTTGTGCTCAAGTGTCCTGCTTCTACATGTTGCATGGTGTGAACATGATGTTTTTCTCTACCTTCTCGGTCTACTCTTTCTTGTTTAGTTTTTGGTTCACGAACCTGCAAGGCGTGATGATGTTTAGCATCATATCGTTTACTTTGTTCTGTGTCTCCTTCACCCTTGTAATCAAGAAAATCTTCAGCCTGTTTGTTTATAAATCCGTCGATCAAGTTTGCTTCTTCAACTGCACCAACTTTATCAAGGCGATCTGCTAATTCAGCTAGCTTTTGTAATGTTTCTTGTTTGGTTCCAAGGCTAAGCTCTTGCTTTTCTGCCGGAGGAGGAAGTGTGGTTCCTTCTTCATCTTTCACACCAAACTTATCATAATGGTTATCCAAAAGCTTTTTCAGATTGTCCAAATTATTTTTGTGCGGATGGCTGAAATAAATATCCAAGAAAGATAAAATATGATTTACCCAATCTGTTTTGCCAAATTCATCGTCTTCGATATATCTGTCTTCGTAGCCGGCTTGTTTCTTCATTTGCTGTTTGAGATTGGCAATAACCCCACCTTCTTCAGAATATTCTTTGGAGAATTTCATGTATTCTCCTAACATACTGACCAACTGATCGTGAAGTTCTTTAGTAGGCTCTGCTAAAAACTTTTCTGTTATCTCTGGGATAGGTGACGATTTTTCTCTGGCACCCGGAATAAGTCCTTCTGCTGGTGGGCCAGCTTCTTCTTGTTTTTGTTCTTCAAAAAATCGTTCCGGTTGATGCTCTGGAAGGTCTAGCTCTTCCTCGGCCATACCTTCACCAAGTTTAGACAAACCTTCTAACAAAGCGTCAATTGCTGCCGCTTTTTCAAACTCTCCTTCTTTGTCCAAGCGATCTGCTAATGCTATTAGTTCTTTAATGTTGAAAGCCATTTTTTACTCCTTATGCCATAAAAATTTTGGCTGAACTCATAGCTGCTCCACTTTCTTCGCTTGGATTCAGCTTCTCTCTTTCTACTGCTGTCTTGAGCCTGCAGTGTCCGTCCTCGCCCACTACTACTTTGTGCATTGGAACACCAAAATGTCCACAACGAGCATAGATAGATCCCTTACCTGCAGGAATCATCTTGGAGCAAGTTTTTTGTTCGGTTTGTTCTAGATGTGCTTGTTGCATAAGGATATAATGATAATCTGCAACAGCATTTTTGAAATCTTCTTCGGGGAATTTGCCTTCGATCTCTGCCAGTGCTGCTTCACAAGTTACATAGTCTTTATCGCTGGCAGCTTTTAGAATTTCATCTTTTAATTCTGGAAGGGTCATATAAGCGAATGCTGTAGAATAAGAAACATTTGAACTGGATGGTGCAGGAAGACTAATTGCAAAGCGCTGTAGTTTAGGCGCTGTAAAATCTTCAATTAGTCCGTCATATGCAAAATATGCAGGCGCTAATGGTAGGTACTTGTCTTCTGCTACTGCCTGCATTTCGATTGGAACTTCAATTTCGGCTGGTCCTTTTGGTGTATTTAATGTTGCCAGGTACACTATAGAGTCGCCGCTTTCACTACCAAATCTAACCTGCGCATTCTTAAATCCGGCTGCGCTAAGTTCTCTGGCAATGACCTCTTTGCCTTTACGAATGGCCTCTAAGCCAAAAGTACTTGCTGCTTCTAGAATATCGTTCTCAAAATCTCTAGCCAAATGCGCGAGTTCTTGTGGCATTTCGACTTCTTCTCTAGTATCAATATCTGGCCTGCCCTCTTCGTATTTGCGATCAACAAAAAGATTTGGCGCGCTCATTGCCATATCCTTATTAGTATTACCAAATAGTTGATCAAGCTGAGCTTGCATTTCATCGTCCTCGGCTGCTTCCTTAACGTGCCCGGTTAAGATGCCGACTGCTGTCAGTACATCTGCAGCCTTTGGAACACTGAAATCATTATTTTCAGCCTTTGCGTCTACAAAATACTCTAGATTGGTTGCAGTCAATTCTTTAAGATGAGTGTCTGCAACAAAAGTGCTCGGGAATAATACGCGGCCATCTCTAATCTCAGTGGGAATGGCCACTGTTACTCTGCCCTTTCGGGTATCAAAATGAGCTGCATACACAATGAGCTTGTTGTTGCCTCCCATTACTTCTACTTCTGGTTCCGCCTGGCCAAGTGCTCTAAGTTCAGCCGTTACGAATTCGATTCCCTTTTGGGCGATTTTCTGGTTAAATGCCTTGATCGAATCAAGGCTTCCACCAAATGCAGCTGTCAAAGCCCCAACAAGGTTGCTGTCAACCATGTCCTCCGTGCTTATACCAGAATCTTCGGCATCAACACGATTCATTTTAATATAATCAGGACTCTGCGCAACCTCTGCCCGTTTGTCTAAAAGAAGATGCCCAAGCACATCTCTAAATTTAGATTCTGAACTCAATCGAGCAAAATGATTATGAATGTCAGACACCTGTGCCTGACTAATTGTCTCGCCTGGAGGAGCCTTCTCCGCCATCTTTTCGATAGTGAAAGCAACCTGTCTTATAACAGGATCCTCGGGATAGCGTTCATATGCGGCACGAGTCACATTATAAACGTCCTCCAGCATGAACTCTTGTCCCGTTGTCGTAGCATCGAGCGCTGCTTTGGCGATCCGGGCAAGTTCACCAATATTAAAATTGCTAGTCATTGTTTGTCCTCCATAGTGACAATTTGTACAGTTAATTAGCCAACAATATTCAACTCTGGAAAATGTTGTGCTAAAATTCCTAATCTTTCTTTTGGTTGGTCTTTTAATACTTTGATAACAAAATCTGGATTTGAGTTTAATAATTCAACCAAACTTTGTTGGAAGATATGAACATCATCTTTCGTAAATCCATAATCAGATGATGCAAATCGTTGAATTGGAGTATCTTTATACATCAATGTAACGTTTTCGCCCTTGCTATCTGCGAGAGCTTCCCAGTGGCTTTTAGCTTCTAATGTGCTTATTTCCATGTCGTCAAATTGAGCAACCAAATATTGCTCTCCATTTTCATTCTCTTCTAAAATCCACAATGATTCTACAGGAGAAGAATTGAGTTGAAAGACATCAAAAGCGACTTTTTTGAATAAGTGTTTGTTGGGTGCATATGGAATCCTGCCACTATCAGGAACCACATCTCCGGCCAACTTAGTCCAATCTAGAGTTTCCATTAAACAACTCCTATTTAAGTTTTTGAAAAATGAGGGTAATCTGGGTAGACTACTCCTAACAATATAAAACTAAAATATTGATAGAAAGCAAGGATTTGTAGGCGGGCACGCCGTTTTTTATACAGCGTTGTTAAATGGGTGAGAATTTTTGGATAAATTTGATAAAAAAGCTAAATACTTCAAGAATTTAGCCATTTTGGAAACACAAAAAGCCAGACAGTGGCAAAAACCACCGTCTGGCTATTAATAACTGATGTTAGTGACTTGTTTTAATTCTTTTTGCTTTTTGTAGGAACTAGAAATGCAACTAGGTTTCGACCTTCAAATTTAGGCTCCTTGTCAATTGTAGCAAGTCCAGATTCGACCAGAGGCGCAATTAGTGACCGCATTTTGACCAAACCGGCCTCTTTAAAGGCGATTTGACGAGCTTTAAACTGCATCGTTACCTTGGTTTTTAAGCCTTTCTTTAAGAATTCCTCTATATGTTTGGCTTTTATTTCAAGGTCATGTGTGTCGGTCAACGGCCCAAGTTTGATTTCTTTAATCTTGTGAATCCGTTTTTGTGCCCTTTGCTGCTTTTGACGTTGTTTTTGTTCATACTTTAATCTACCGGCATCAGCGATCCTATATACATTTTTGGCTACCATCATAAGACTTTTGCCGGCCTCTTTGGCCTTTTCTTCTGCATATTCAATAGATACATCACCAATTTTCTTGCCGTCTTCCCCAATAAGTACGATACTCATCTTGTTACATCTTTTAATAAAAATCTAGTAACCTTCATATTCATAAACTCTATGCTCTTCTCGCATCTTTCTTAGAATTTCTTGAATTCTTTCATTATTGGCGCATAATTTTCTTATCTTTTTAAGGGCGCCACCATATCTTTTCTTTTGATTATTATAATCAATATTACCCTGAAGGATTTTGTGTATTGTAGTCTGATGTTTGCCTAGCTCATTTGATATTTCATTTTGTGTCTTTCCTTCAAGATATGTCATTTTCATTACTTCTCTCTGCTTGTCGGTAAGGCAATGCTCTACAATATGCATCACCTCTCTGAGTAATTCGTTTCTCAATTTTTGAAATTCTTCGGAGCATGATTGCGTGGATAAAAACGCTCCCATACTTTCTTCGTTCGAAAAATTATTTAGCAGATTAGGATCAATGCTTATCTCGACATAATTGTTAGAAATATCCGGATCGCCAGAACTACTACAGGTAAAATTCTTAGGCATTTAACTCCTCCTAGTTTACCATAGCGTTTCTATTTCTATGTCATCGAAATCTATCCTTTCCTCCCGAAACAGGTTTATGTCGCCGCCTTTGCGCAGATACTCATCGAGATCCTTGTACCCTTTTGGTGTGAAATCGTAGGTCAAGTTAATGCCCTCAATTTCACTTAATCTGTCCATAACTTTCTTAGCACTTACTCGTCCCGGCTCATCATTGTCAAATAACAGGCAAATATTGTCTGTATATCTGGATAAAATAATCAATTGCCTTTCCGAAAATATTGTCCCACAAGTGGCTACAATATTGGAAATGCCTTTCTGCTGAGCCGTAATGTCGTCAAAATATCCTTCTACGACAAATGCTTTGTTGGTTCTTCGGATCGCCTCCACGGCACGATCGAGACCAAACAAGTAAGATGTTTTTTTGTATGAACTATTTCTATATTTTGGAATCCCTAGTTTCTTACGTTTTTTATCACTTAACAATGTCCGTGCACCGATTGCGATCGGCACACCATTAATATCACGTATTGGGATTACAATTGGATACATCTTGAATTGACTTTGATCCGCATTCCAGATAATATTTTGTTCTCTGAGTTCTTTTGGATCAAGATCATAGCGCTTATAAAGCTGGCGCAAGTCATCGGGAAAAGCACCTAGTTTATAGGTGCTAATGGTTTCGTCAGTCATACCTCTGCGTACTTTTAAGTAATACATCAGAGACTCGTTATCGAGTAATAATTTATGACAAACGTCGGTTAGTTTCTCAAAGAACTCGCTCATTTTTTAGTTTTCTTTCTTGTGACCTTTTTCTTTGGTTTTTCAGTTGTACTGGTATCTATTTTTTCTAGACCACCAGCTTCTTCCATGGCCAATTTGAACGACGCATGAACCTGTATGGGACTGTGGCATATCTTACACACGGTCTCATTATTTTGATCCAAAACTACTTCGCGATTTGCTTTACATGCTCTACACGCTAACATAAATGCCTTGCGTTCAGTCCTGACTATTTGTCCAAAACTTTTCAGAGCACGTTTCATCATATCAGTTACGTTCGTAATTGGTTGTCCACATTCTTGACAGATTACTTCTCCTGTCGCTTCGTTTAAAAGCGCGTTTGACGCCATTAAACATCCTTTGTTGTTACAAGTTACTAACATCTTTACTCCTCGTCTTCGGTCTCTATTGGTATAGAGGTCGGTCTAATACAGTTTAACTTAGCTTCTTTAGCACGTTCTAATACCGAACGCTGCAACTCTTCATCTAGCAGGGCTTCCGCCATTGCATCCTTCCCATTATATTTTACACCGTCCAGCTCCCAAACTTTATTATTTGGTCGAGAAATTACACCATAACGCGCACCGATATCACGAACCTCTATGTGTTTATCGATTACACCTTCTGTATATTTTATTCCGAATTCTGCTACTCTGAATGGTGGTGCCTTTTTATTCTTCTGAACTTTGCCTCTAATATGATGTCCTACTTGATCTCCGTCTTCTTCTATTCTTGATTCCTTGCTATTAATCATACCAAAGTTAATCATCTGGGCGCACGCGTGCTTCAACGCCTGGCCGCCAGGAGAACTGGTCGGATCGCCGTACATGACATCTGGTTGGAATCTAAGTTGATTAATTGCTATAAAAAGAACGCCAGTTTGGCTTAAAAGAGGGGTGAGTTTTCTTAACTCAGGGGGAAGGAATCTTGCCATTAATGCTATATTGGCCTTGCCTGGTTTACTTGCTTCTTCCATCGGAACACTCATAGATGCTACGCTATCTAACACTATAACTCCTAGTCCTGTTCCTCCGGTTTCTAATTCTATATCTAAAATGCCTGGCTTTACTTTCTTTATCTCTCCCGTATTTTTGTTTGGTTTACCGGGAACACCAACTAACCTTGCAAATATTTCGGCTCCTTTATTTTCTCTATACACCATGAGCCTTGATGTATCTACGTCGAGTGATTCTGCCCAATCTTGTTGATACGTAAACTCGGCGTCAATAAACATAGCCCAATTTCTTGGGTCTAACTTTTGCCATTCAGCGATTGTCGATAGGGACATAAGCGTTTTACCGGATTGTTCAAATCCGGCGAATTGCACTATATGCCCTTTCGGCAACCCCCAAATGCCTAACGCATCATCGAGCGCATAGCTGCCCGTAGATATGACATCTGAATAGGTAGTCATATCGCTATCACCAGAATAGAGACCTTCATCTCCATGCTGTTTTTCCATTTCTTTCCAAATGTCAGCCATTGTTCTTTGCTTACTCATAATCGCTCCATGTTATTTTAAATAATCAAAACGTTCACCAAAAACGCCTTGTAATAAAAATGTTCTTACAACTGCTGGATGTGTAGCATATCCCATAAATGGTAGTGGTATTTCGACACATTCCATATCCATCCAGTTGCCATCTACATCCCATACATCAAAACAATGTCCTGTATCCATCATTTTGACTGCTTTCACAACCGCTATAAATTCTCCATCCATATTGAATATGCCGCCACCACTACTACCAAAAATGATGCCAGCATCTACTTGTATGTTAGGCGAACCCCATGTCGTTCTAAGTTTAGAACTTACTATTCCCTTAGTTATTGTCTTGTATTCTCGCTTTGGATTTGCAGCAACATATATATCTTCTCCAAGTTTGACAATACTATTAACCTTTGCCGCGTCTATTTTATGAGGTACTTCGATTTCAATAATTGCCAAATCGTGTATTCTATTTACTTCAATATATGTTACAGGATATTTAACAGAATTTTCTTCAAGTCTGCCCTTCTGCCATTTTGCTCTTTTGTCTACGACGTCTATACCATAATCGCATGCAGAACAAGCCGCTTTGTCATAGGCAGTATCAATTACATGAAATGCTGTCAAAACCAAAGCACGCTTGTCATCTGAATATATAACAACGCCGGTTGAACTCTCTACTGCTACTACTGTACTAACAATTTTTTCTGGCAACGAGCGTCTATCAATCCTAATTTCGTCTCTTAAATAATTCGCAGTAATTCCAGTAAAAACTAACATGACCGACATTAAGGCCAAAATTAGCTTTTTCAAATTTACCTCCAGTCATTAAGACCCGATGCCTTTAAGCTGTTCTAACAGTTTTTTCTCCTCCTCTGATATTTTTGTAGGCATACTGACCTTAATGGTAACCAAATGATCGCCTTTCCTAGCACCTTGAGCCACACCTTTGCCTGTTAATTTTAATACACTGCTTGGTTGAGTTCCCTGTGGAACTGTTAGCTTTACTGTTCCTTGTACTGTACCAACCGAAATTTTTGTGCCAAGAATAGCGTCTATGTAGCTAACAGTTTCTTCTGACATTACAGTTAACCCACTTCGCTTAAACTTGGGATGTGGCCTAATTTCAATTGATAAGTACAAGTCTCCATTGGCTGCGCCATATGGACTAGGCATTCCTTTGCCAGAAACGCGCATAATGGTACCATTTTCTATTCCTGCTGGAATAGTGACTTTAATAACTTCATTTCTAATTGTATTACCGCTTCCAGAACACACTGGGCATTTTTCTTTAATATGATTTCCGGTGCCTCGACATTCTGGACAAGTTCTTAATACTTGCATAAATCCTTGATTATATCCTACTTTGCCCATGCCATTACATTGTTTACATGGCTCTATATTTTTGCCATTTTTGGAACCATTACCTTGACACGCTGAGCATTCCTGAGGATAATCTATAGACAATTTTTTGACACAACCTTTAACGGCTTCCATAAAATCTATGTTAAGCCCATGGCGTAGGTCATCTCCACGGGTAGGTTGTCTGCGGCGACCACCAAAGATATCGTCGAATCCAAATCCAAAACCTGCATTTCGCATGTGTTCAAATGGATCCCTTCCAGGTGGTTGCTGTCTAACATCACCATACATGTCATACTGTTGTCGTTTTTCTGAATCGCTTAAAAGCTCATAGGCTGAGGATATATCCTTGAATTTGCTTTCCGCATCAGGATTATCTGGATTCTTGTCTGGATGGTATTGCAGGGCAAGTTTTCTATATGCCTTTTTGATTTCCTCGGCCGTAGCTTCTTTTTTAACACCGAGCACATCATAAGGATTTTTCATTTCTTTCTTTTCCTTTTCTTGCGCTTTTTCTTTTTGCGCCCCAGACTTTTTTCATCAATACCTTGTTTTTCCATTTCATAGCCTGCAAGCCCCAAAACTATAGCGTCTGTTATATCATTATGTGTATTAAACTCATAATCTGAAAAGGCATATTTTCGTATAACAAAATCAAAACTGTCTTCTTTGGTAATTCCAGCAACTCCTACGAGCTTTCTGGCCTCGGTGGGCATTACACATATAGGATCTTTGCCGATTTCATTAAATACTGTTAAAAAACAAACTCCACGAAACATAGCGAGGATTTTAAAAGTTTTTGCGTTGGGCCCCTTAAAAATATCTTCCATTACAACTTTATCTGGTTTGTGCGTTTTTAATAGGGCTAAAAGCTCATCAGAAAAATATTTAAGGCGTTCTCCATAAGAGCTTTTACTATTAGGATTGATGGTTCCAAGCGTACTTTTGAGTAACCGACCATTATTAATGATGCAGTAACCAGTGCTAGAAGATGATACGTCCAATCCTAAAATTTTCGCCATTCATAAATAGGTAAAAGGGGTGCTTGTGCACCCCTTTCTCTCGTTAGATTTGTTGATTATTCTCCGAAATCGAAGTCATCATCATCGTCTTCTGTTGCAGTTTCGACGGGCGTGTCTTCGAAATCATTGTCAACTTCACTGGCTGAAGAAGTGCTTTCCTCTGCTGACAAACCAACCTTTTCTCGCACTTCAGCTGCAGTTGGAGCCTCAACCATCTTGGCCAAATCTACGCGAGCGGTAAATTCCTTTACCATCCCAACTTCATCATCAGCCAACTTCTCTTTTGGTTCTGGAGACACGATATAAAGCGGTTGCGAACCCTTTGGTTGACGCTCGATATCAATGTCATACTTGCGTGGATCTCCCCACTTGTCCTTCTTGTTCAAGCCCAAGATTTGCTTAAAAATCTGCGGACCGATTTCAAGAATTGCACAGCGGCCAGTCTTGCGATTGATTACTGGCACATACCAGCGAGCACTTGCGCGCTCTCCCGCCTGACAAAGCGGACATCCTTCAAGTGCGCAACGTACCTTACGATTTGCGCCTGTTGCGTCCTTGGTCCAGTGAATATAAAATTGGTAAGGCGACCCAAGCAAACGTACCGGGTTTGAACCTTCTTCCAAATTCATAAAATCATTACCACCAAGATCTGCATCTCCCCAACTGTCTAATTTTCCTACTACTCTTGTACTCATTTCCTAATCTCCTTTGTTGTTATTGTCCTTTAGCTTAGCTATTTTGGCCTCCTGCGCCTTTTAGCAACGCCAGCGGACATTATTCATTATACCTATTTTCTAATAAATGTCAACTACTTTTTACCAGGCTGGACCATCATTATCATCTTCCTCAATATCCATACCATTAAAACCTGACATTTTTTCGTGTGTATATGCACGATCTAAAATCTTTTTGCACATATAATGCATCTTATTAAAACTATCATATTTGCTATTAATCCATTTAGCAAAAGCCAGCACTTCATCATATCTATTACAAGCTTCTATATAATCGTCATCTACTGAAGCCATAGCCTCTCGTAATTTATCTGTCTTAATTTTTTTGTCGTCCTTGTATTTAACGAAAGCACGATTATATGCCAAAGTCTTTTTGGTTTTGGCCTTGGCTACATGGGCAGTTGCAATAGCTAACATTTCACCGCAAATATCCGCACCACGCAAATATTTGGTAGCTAAAACTTCAGCGTTATTAAGATCAATATTGCCATCTCTAGGTAGTGCGTTTGACAATTCTCGAATTTCAGATGTGTCAATATCCAATGGACTGAACTCAGTCCCTATTAAATCTCGTACGGTCAATTTATCCATTTTTAACTCCAATAGCTTTTTCAATTGCACTCAATCTTTTGTCATTCGATCTCATATTTTGGTTAATCATGAGATTTTGTATAAAAAATAATATTGCCCAAGGGATACTTTTAGTAGGATGAATCATAATAATAATTCCATCATCATCAGTATCAAATAAGTCTCTAAAATATACTTCGCCCGATTGTTTGTCATCCGAATATTGTTCGACCAGTTTTTGATAATATTCGTATTCTAATTGGGTCAAATCAACTTTTTGATATCCTATCCCTTTAATCATCTATTACTCCGATCTTCGAAAAGAGCCGCCCGTTCCATTTTTAATCATGTCTTGTCTTTGATGTTGTAATTCTCTATTTACTAATTCATGTGTATTGACATTTTCATCATCTAGCAATATATTGTCTTCGTCACCAAATCCATATCTATCTTTGACGGCACCGGCCAATACTTCATCACGCATCTTTTTCAAGATCTCTTTTGCTTCAGCTTGCTGTTTTGCTTTATATTCAGCGTCCGGATCTTCCTCTTCTTGAACTTCCACAGTTTCTTCTTCACTTACCTCCATTATACCCTCTTCGCTTTCATTTTGTAAAGCTGGTTGTGGACCTTCTTGAAATAATTGTTTAACTTCAAAATTAGCCACTATTAATGAAGCAAGCTTATCAATATCTACTCCTTTTACGACAATTTGACTATCTAATAATGTGCGCAAACTAAGGAAAGCTGCTAGTTTAGCTTTCTGCATAATATACTTTCCACAGGCAGGACATTGATTGTTATTTATGGCATGAGTAAATTCTGGTCTAATTACGACGCCACAACTCTCACATTTCATTTTATTACCCCACTTCTTCTAACGAATTTAATACTAGCATATGGTTCCCCTTATAAACATTGACTTTACAAAGGGCACGTATTGGCTTGCCAGTTACTATTTTGTCATTAACATACTTCCACATTTCTGGCCACACCTTCATAGTTGCACTATTTTGATTTTTATCTACCACAGTACAACTTCCATATACTTTTCCTTTATTCTTACCACTTTTGGTTTTAGGCTGTGTAACATTTTCTACTATAACCTCAACTCTTATTGGAGTGCCTTCAGCTAATTTCTTAAGCCTCTTTAATGGCGTACCTTTATTTGTGAAAAATCCTCCATATAAATCGTTGATATCTCCAGAAACATAATCGCCTAAAGTTTCTCCTTCTGCAATGAGTATGTCTCTTTTAGCCCACTCATTATCAAAATCATCTGTTGTGAATTCAAAATCATCCATAAGCTTCCAAGCATCCATGCCACTTTTAGCGTGTTTTTCGGCATGTTTGTTCGCCTTAGTACGAATATCTGCATAATATGTAAACGCAGCTTTTCTAGTGATACCGAAGCTATCAAAACATCCAGCTTTAGCCAATGGCTGTATAACATTCTTTCTTACCAAACTGGATTTAGTTCTATATAAGAAATCGGCAAATGATGTAAATGGATGTTCATTTCTGGTTTCTATAATATTCTGTACGGCCTTGACGCCCACGCCTTTAACAGCTGCTAAGCCCATAATGATTGTTTTATCATTAGCTACTGTAAAATATTCGCCACTCTTATTAATGTCTGGAGCTACAATTTTTATTCCCATTCTAGCGGCTTCTTTTTTATACAATTTGATTTTTTCTTCACTAGAGGATTGTTTTTCAACTTCAGACTTCAGGGCAGCTGCCATGAAGGCTGCTGGATAATGATGCTTGTAATATGCCGTATGATAGCCATTCAAACTATAAAATATTCCATGTGGTTTATTGAACCCATAACCTTCAAATGGATCTACTATTTCTTCCCAAATCTCTATGGCTTCTTTCTTATCCAATTTACTGTGCTCCATGGCACCTTTAATAAAGTTCACACGAAGCTTTTCGACCATTTCTGGATGTTTGCCCTTATATTTGGTTAACTTTCGCAGCCCATCGGCCTCGTTTAAATCCCATCCAGCCACCACATTAGCGAACTTCATAAGTTGATCTTCATATACACATACACCTAATGTATCTTCAAACGCTTTCTGTACGCATGCATGCTTATGAGTTACTTTTTTGGTTCCATTCCTATAAGCTATATAGGCTTCTCTGGATTTGACTGCCGAGGGTCTACCCAAGGCATTGACTAAACTTAGATCTTCTATATTTTGTGGTTGAATGCGCTTACATATATTACGCATGTGTGGAGAGCTAACTTGAAACACACACATTGTGTGTCCTTTAGATATCATATTCCACACGCCCTTATCATCAAATGGAACTAATTCTGGGGTGTCAGGACAAGTACCGCCTAATTTTTGTACATTATCAATAGTGCTATCAATAACCTTAAGATGTTCAAGCCCTAATAGGTCCATCTTAATTAAACCTTCTTCTTCACACCGTTCCTTTTCATATTGTACCGAAACTGCTCCTTTCTTATCATAGCGTAATGGAACTAGTTCGCTTAAATCTCGGTCACTGACCACAATTCCCGCTGCATGAGTAGAAAATGTCTTTTCCAAACCAACAAGTTTTCGTCCATATTTTTCTAGATCTGGATAAGTAGAACAAAATTCTCTAAATTTCTCTGACTGGTGTAAGGCATCATCAAAGGTCTTGGCATCATCTGGTATTGAGTTAGTAATTTCATTAGCAATCTTAAATGCATCGCTTTTACTTCCACCCAATTGCAGAGATCTGGCCACATCCTTAATTACTACCTTAGGTGTCATTGTAGATAAGTTCGAAACATGCGCAACACATCTTCTGCCATATCGATTTACAATATATTGCTCAACCCAATCTCTTCCATCTGGAGAGAAATCGGTATCTATATCTGGGAAGGCTTTCTTATATATATTGATAAATCTTTCAAAAAGCAAGTCATATTGAAGTGGATCAACTTCATGGATATCCAACAAGTGTGCCACCAAACATCCGCCAACACTGCCTCGACCAGGACCAACTCTGATTCCTTGTTCTTTAGCTTTCATGATAAAGTCGGACGTAATCAAAAGATAAGAGCAAAAATTACGCAATTCAAGAACTTTGATTTCTTTAATCATGCGCTCTTTGTATATTTCTCTTTTTGCTTTTGGCAGGCGTGCAAACTTCTTTTTGAACGCTTTAATGCAGCGGTATCTTAAAAAGGCATGGTCTTCTTGTTCTGGAAGCTGCTTTTGCTTTTGTTTCCATTTTAGGAAATCCGAATAATCTTTTTCTTGAGTAGCATCAAATTTAGGAAACTTGACTTCTTCGCTATCTAGATATACTGGCTCCTCACATTTATTCGCTATTTCAACAGAATTTTTACATACTTCTAGGGCTAGCTTGCGATTGAATTTATCAGAAAAATATCCAATAACATCGCCAGCCGATTTCATATAAAATTCTTGAACTTCATATCTGTGTCTGTTAGTATCACTGAGCGGTTTCTTCTCATTGATTGCCATCAACATGTCGTGAATCTCGGCATCTTCTTTATCAAGATAATGCACGTCACAAGTAGCAACCAATGGAATATCTAATTCTTTAGCAACATGTGTCAATTTTTTATTAATGTAAGATTGGTCTACTGTAATGATAGGCTCACCGTTAGCATCAAGTATGACCTTACTGGTTTTTCGATCCTTTTGGAAAACTTTCAAATCATGAGGTTGCACTTCTAGATACAAATCAGAGCCAAAAATTTCCTTTAATTGGCTTGCTATCTTTAATACTTGCACACAACAAGCTTCTTTGTCCCAAAGATTATCTTCATTAAGTTGAAACATTGCCTTGGACAATGGGCCTGTGCCACATGCCGTAAGACATATTATGCCTTCTTTGTGTTCTTTTAAGATATTCCAATCTACTCTTGGGAATACTTTATCCAAAACTGGAACATACACATAATTAACATATCCCTTATAATTTATTTGCAATAAATTACGGTATCCGATTTCGTTTTTAGCAAGCAATACAAGGTGACGCCGTTTTTCTTTAGGATCATCGAGGTCATTTACAAAATAAACCTCACACCCTGGAATATATTTGACACCATGTTTCTTGGATGCTCGGCGTGCATCAAAAACTGCCGCCATAGTTCCATGATCAGTAATGGCTAAAGCTGGTTGCTTTAATTCTTTAGCGCGTGCAAACATGGCATCTACTGATGTCATCGCGTCTTGCATACTTCCTATGGATGTATGCGCATGCAAATGTACAAAACTGTCACTCATATTACTTTCCTTGCTCTTCGATTACAACAGGCATATTTAATTTATTAGATATCCATTGTGCTAAACAATTTTCAAACTCTATTTTGCGTACTGCTTTGCTCAAATCTGTGTTAGCAAATTTTTTGGGCATTACAAATTTAATTACTTTTGCATTGAGGCGTCCTTCTATATGGTATCCCCCATTAGCATCAATTCGTAACAAGCTAACTGATTTCAGCGGATATACTGGTTTTCCAAAGCCCTTAAAATATCCAGCTATATCTCTGTCAATTTGACATGGTAATGAATAAAAAAGTGAAAGACATTTGGAACATCCAGATTGTTTTATTTTTACTATATCCGCGAATTTAAGCATATCGTCCCCTTGTAATAAAACGAGAGTGCAGATATAAAAAATATCATACACTCTCGTTATGTTGTTTTACTTCACAAATACAGAAAGGCCAACATCCACGTCCCCAGTTTGATGGGATAATAGTGCCTTTAGCACATCTCCCATATCATAATTGCCTGCGGTAATGGTATCAACGTCAGCCTCCAAAACCAACTTGACCCTTTCTGAATCTTTCGTCTTCTTTACCTGAAAGGTTGCTACCTTAAACCCTGTTACTGATTGCTTTGTTGCTTCTGTCGACATCTTCTTCCTCACTTTCCTGATTAGCATGGTCGATTATAAAATCTATGGTACTTGACGTTTTCAAGACTCCCATAAAATTATCCATTTGTCCTGAGTTATACAAATTACTAACTAATTCATCTTTTGACATGTTGTTCTTTGCAGCATGTTCATTAAGCAATTTATTTAATTCTTCAGGAGTTACTTCTATAGCTTCTTCTTTTTCATAAATGGCATCTAATATTATTGCTCTCTTAACATTTTTCTCAGCTGCTTCAAGCAATGCATCCCTGCCTTGTTGTGGTAAATTTTGCAATTTATTCTTACCTAACATTCTCAACATTTCTTTTTCAACCATAGACTTAGGAGCTTCGAACGAATTAAGCTCTAATAGTTTAGCTGTAATTTGGCCATCTAAAAGGAATCTGTCATGCAATCTGCGCTCTTTAGATGTTTCGGCTCTAACATGATTTTCTAATTCTTCTACAGACTCATAACCAACCATCATTGCTAAATCTTCATTGACTTCCGCCAATTTAGTTTCTACTATACTGTGTACAGTAATAGCAAACTTAGCTTCTTTTCCGGCCAAATGACTCGCTCTATATTCTTTTGGAAATGTGACAACAATGTTTTTATTTTCTCCAGCTTTCATGCCAACGATTTGGTCTTCGAATCCTGGTATAAAGTTGCCTTTGCCCAAATTGTCTACAGAAAATCCTTGAGCAGCTCCTCCGTCAAATGGTTTACCATCAACATATCCTATAAAATCCATAACTAATGAGTCGCCAAATTTAGCTCCACGATCAGTTATCTGTCTTTTTTCAGCGAATTGTTCTTGATATTTAGACATCATGGCATTAAACAATTCTTCTTCATCATGCTGTGGGAAATCTAATTGTAGATTGTCATATCCAATAGGATCAAGTTTTGGTAAAACCTCAACCGTAAAATCAACTGAATATGAGTTATCGAATCCAAATTTACCCGGATACTCGTCTCCAGTCTTCATGTCAGAAACAATCGGATTACCTACAGGGTTTATTTCACTATCTTTGAGAGCTTTAGCGTAATATTCTCCGATAATCATTTGTGTGACTGACGGTCTAGCTTTTTGGCCAAAAAATTGTTTGATTCTTTGTACAGGCGCCTTGCCTTTTCTGAATCCTGGAACCTGCACTTGATTTTTGATGCTGTTAAAAAATTCATCGAATTTCTTATCAACTACTTCTGACGGGACATTAATTGAAACTTTATACTCGGTTTCACTTAATGCTTCAACTTTCACTGTATCTTCCATGCTTACCTCTTAAGTTTTTGCATAAATTCTTCTCTATAACGATCGAGCTGTTTTTCAAATGCTGATCCTCTCATACCATCTGCTAAATCTTCTTCTGCTTTTTTAATTTCATCATCATCTAAGGTGTATTTGTCATTTCTATAAAGTAGTTCTTTGAGTTTATCTGTCCATATTTTGGCAATAACATCAAAATCAGGTGCCAATTTGGATATCAATCTATCATCATAAAGTGTATCAACTACTACCATATTTTCTGGAATATTGAGTCCTTGATAATATGCCAATACAGCATCTTTAAGCGCCCATCTAGTCAAATCATTTTGAGATGGGAAATGTTTGCTTTCTACTTTGGCTTTTTCGTCAGCAACTTCTTGCCCTAGCACAGCCATTAAATTGCCAAATCTAGGTTTTAGTTCTTCTTCTCTTTTTGGATCAATAATTGGCTCTGGTTTAATTTCTGGTAGTTGTATTGATACTTCTTCTAATGCCTTTTTGCATTCCAAGCAATCATTATAAGTAGAATTTTTTGATAAGCCACGATGTCTTAGATCATGTATAATAGCTATAATTTGCCTTGTTGAATATAGGTACTTAAAATTATGTGCCAGAAATTTACGTTCAGCCGCTATTTGATCTAATAAATATTGGCGTTTAATTCCTTTTTTATGTAAATCAAATTCGTGCCTTACAATTGCTTTACGAGCAGCAATTTTTTGATTTAAGATTAGAAGTTTTAGATGAAGTTTATACATTTACATTACCTATTGAATAATTCTCTAACCAATTTGTTGTTGGCCAATTCCTTCAATTTCATATTGGCGCCAGCTCCAGATAATCCTACTTCTTCGGCTGCTGCCTTTATAGAATAATCTTGAAAATAAATAAGCTCAAGAATTTTTACTACACGAGGATCTTCATTTTCTAACCATTTACGCATATCGTGCATAAAAATTACACTTTCATCTATGCATTCGGCTTCATCTCCTATAATAGGATCTTGATAATCTGGCATATTCTCATAAAGCCCGCCAGGACGAAGCATAGATTCACTTACTTCTGGAATAGTCATGGGCATTTTCTTAGTATTATCATCAATAACTCGGCCGCACTCATGACACTTTATTTCATAAAATTCACCTAATTTATGAATAAAGGAATGACCACAATCACATTGCACATTAAATACTCCAACTTTAAGATATGTGGCATTTTTAGAAATTCTACTTCTGTTACGTATCTCATTAATCAATCTACGATTAACGCGCATTTCAATGAATGTTGATAATTTAGTATCTTTATGTGGATCATACTTTGGTATGCCTTCTAATATATGTACTATTATATCTTGCCTGGTGTCCTCAAATAAATTACCATTAAAATGATATCTGTTTGCTAGTTTGTGGATTAGCGGCTTTAGCTTTTCGATAACTTCTTTATAGCCTATTCCGGTCCTAGTGTCAACATATATTTTTGAATCATACAATGTTACCGTACCAGCAAATCCAGAACATTCTCCGGTTTCTTCATCAATGAAATACCTAAAATCTTCATGAGATTGAGTGTTCTTCTTACTGTTAATGGTTTTCATTTTGGCTCCTACCAGGCTTTTTGGGCCGGACAAATTTCTTTAAAATCACACCAATTACAGAGTCTAGTTGGAATCGGAGTCCATACATCTTCGGCTCTTATTTTGTCAGCATAAGCTATAAGTTCTTTCTCTATTTTATCTACATCCTCAATTGTAAAATCATAACTCTTGAATCTAGAATCATGCCTCAACAAAACATAAGACCCACGAAATGATTCTATGTCTGGATATTCACGTCGTAACCATAATCCATAAACTAACAATTGGAAATCATCCATATACTGAACATTCTTAGTGGTTTTATAGTCAATGATATGGAACCGTCCATCTTTCATTATATCAACACGATCCAAAAATCCTCTGATTAAGACTCTATCGTTGATATTGAATTTAAAAGATGTTTCGACGCCTTGTACTTCTGGAAGCCCTTCTTTTTTGAGCATTCCAAGATATCCCATTTTTTGATTACCGTCTTGATCGGTATATTTAATGCTCAATAAATCTTTAGCTTCCTGTATTAAATCATCTGACATTTTTGGAAATGCCTTGCGAGCCTTAGCAAAAGATTTTCCCATTAGCTTGGCGTAATCTTTCTTTTCTACTTTTTGTTTCATGCATGTTTCATGAAAAAACTCTAAAGTTTTGTGACACAGATTTCCTAAGTCAAAATGTGCCCATTCCTTTTTAGGTGCTTTCTCAATATAATTGAAAAAGTATTTTCTGGGACATTGTTCGTAGGTTTTTACAGAGCTTGCTGAAAGTTTTATCAGTTGTGTCCCTCTGTCTTGTTTGTTAATTGTCATTAGCTATCCTTTATATACTTGACTGTCTGCCTCGATAAATCCATTCAAATACTAGAGGTTGGCCAACAGCCTGTACTCCAATATTGTTGGTATTTCGAATATTTGTTGGAAGTTCCTGTATATTTTTAACATACCTCCCTTCATTATGATCAAAATAATATGATACCATAACTCTATTTTTAGCGTCGTAGAATCTTCTGACAAATCCTCCACTAACATATGTGGCGTCATCAGCTGGTTCTCTAATTCGTTTTCCACCAAATTCTTTGTATGGATCATGTAATCCACCAAATGGTCTTAGTGTAATTTGAATATCGTTGTCTTTACGATTGTCAATTAAAATCATTCTAGCATTTGGATTGAAAAGTTCGCCTATTTCAGGTGTTGAAAATGGCGTAAATCCATCATCTACAAATGATGCTGTTGATCCTGGTTCTGGAATACCAACTTCTATTTGAGTTCCTTCAGCAATTCCCTCAAAGCCACGATCTCTTCGTAAGATATCTAGTGTTTCAAGATCTACGTCTATGAATCTAGCTGGCGCACCATCTGCATCATACCAATCAGGAATATCATCTCCAGTATCAGCCCTGTTTAATATAAACCCTTCTCCTCCGACATGTCTACTAACTGTAACCCTACTTACATCTGGCGCGAATACTTGGGTAAGCACAGGACCAGGAACGTCATTTCCATCAACACCAAATGCGCTTAAAATAACCGAATTGACACCAGTAGGCATTTCAAACTCACCAGTATAGATGGGTGAATTTGTAGTTGGCGTAGTGCCATCGATAGTGAAGTATATTGTTGCTGGTATATTGGAAGTAATAGTCACAGTCTCAGGTATACCTGAAACAATTTCTATTTCGGATCCTGTGAAGGTAAGGGTTACAACCGCCATTATTTGTCCTTAAGAGACAGAAGGAATATCTTTGTTATACGAAACCAGTCTTAAGAATCTTTCTCCTTGTTTGTTTTGTCCCTTTTTAATATATTCTCGTTGTATTTGATGAGCAAGTATTCTAAACATAGATGCTAATTGGTAATAAATAAGTCTTAATTCCTTGCTACTTTTATCTTCATCTTTGGTACTTCGTGCTTTTTCTAACATGGTTTCGTACATGTCCATTAACATCTCATCCATGTCTTCAATATTTTGCATAGTAACCAAAGATTTATTTAGCATTCTGGCATATGTTTCTTCGTCGCCATATTCCATAATGCCCTTAATCAGCGTTTCTATTTCGTCATTTTTTAAGACGTAGGGTTTGCGTTCCATTGCTTAATCATCTTCCGTAATTGTTTTAATGCATCATTAAAATCAAATGCTCTATAAATTCTAAATCTATCTACTTGACTCCCATTATATCCTCTATTCATAAGAATAGTATGAATTCCTTCTTTGGATGCGTCGAGTGCCGTAGACATCTTATCTTCTATCATTACAGAAATTCCCTGCATCTTACAAAATGGCACTTTGTCATGTGCGAAAAATAATCGATCAGCCGGGATTCCATGTTTAGCTAACCAATTATAAGTGTTGTTTTTTATCCTATCTCTTGTCTCTGGAGGAAATTTTTGATTCCAATCGCCAATACGGGCAGTTACTATAAACACATTACATGTATTCATAAGTTCCTTGACGAATTCTTCTGCTCCATCAAAAATAGGTAATTGTTCGAAGCCATCTTGTTCTATCCATTCACGACTCGCCTTATCGAAATCTATTCGATCTACGCCGTGACCCCAATCATCAAATGGATAGCTAGCAGGCTCTACATTAGTATCTAATGTACAACCATAATTATCGTTCAGATAACTTGCAAACCCTTTGTAAAAGTTTGCTATAACGCCATCCATATCTAACAACACTCTAAGCTTCATTTTAAATACCTTTCTGCCTTACTTCAAATTGGTCGATATACAGATGCACGTTACTTTTGAGCATTGGCTCATTCCATATATCAGTAATATCTTCCATAAAGAAGAATCTATCTAAGTATTGATAAAACTCATATAGACCTCTTCTATCGTTTTGAATGCAGCGCAAATCATACTTAGAAGAAGGACTCATACAATTTGCCACCATATCTTCGGGCAGTTTTGAGCCAGCAAGGCATTTGTCCTCATCGAACTCGGCTATTGAACTGCGCCTGACCCAATATACACGTTTAAGACGGGCCTCCATGTGTAGAAAGGCAGAAAATTCTTCAGGCGTTCTAATATCAGTAATAATTATAGAATCCTCGTCGTTTTCTGCTTTGTCTATCACTTTTTTTATGAAGTACTTAGGATCATTCTTCTTTTTTTCTGCACTAAATGTCCAGAGTCTTTTCCTAAGTTCTTCAATGTTTCCGGCTATTTTGGCTGCTTCAAAATCAGCCTTACTTATCCCGAATTCTTCTTTGATTTGGTCGGCAAATGCCATTTGTTTGAAACCCCGTGTTTCTATTAAGAAATTTGCCACGGAGTCTTTGCCGGTTCGCATGGCGCCAACCAAACCAAAAGCTCTTTTGAAAGGAAAACCTATCATTATAAGTCCTTTTTATTAATAGATAAAAGGGTTATTGAAAGCAAACCTGACTACCATTTTGGGTCTTATTTACTACAATAATGTCTTCAAATCGCTCCTTTAATCGTTCGCTATGGGTAATAACCAATATCTTCATTTCACTGCTTAGTTGCTTTACGATATTAATGAACATTTCCAGGCCCTTATTGTCTAAATTAGAACTTACCTCGTCTAACAATAAGAACTTGATTACGCCTCCCATACGATTTGACAAAATGTTACTTAATGCCAGCCTCAAGGCCAGCGATATTCTAAATTTTTCTCCACCGCTAAATGTATCAAAATCATCAGTTCTGGCGCCTGCCTTTACTATTATGTCAAATGTTTCCGTCCAAGAACCACTGTCCGTTTGCTTTTGGGTTTGTATAGAAATAGATGTTGGTTCATTACAAATTTTGGCCAATGTTTCATTTGAATAATTTTCCAATTCTTCAATAACATTTTCAATAATAACCGACTGTATTCCTTCTTTCCCAAAATATCCTCTAAGTTTAACATAAATAGAATGCGAACTTTTAAGCTTATCCACTTCAGTTTTTAGGATTTCTTGGTTCTTTTGCAAATTGATTATTTCATTATATCGACGTCTCTTGCTCCCATAATCAACATTAAGTCTGTCGATTTGTCTTTTGAGATTACTAACTTCTTTGTCTAACGCTTCAATGTCTTTTTCTAATTGTTCTTTCATATCTTTGTTAGAACGAATTTTCAAATCAGAAATTTGCTTTTCAAAAGTTGACAAATTTATAGCTGTTTTTTCCTTAGCCAGACGTTTATTATCTTCTATACAATCATTAATTTCATCTTGCCAGTTTGATATTTTAATCTCGGTTTTAGTCTTATCTAATTCAGCCTTATTACCATCATCTACTATTTTTTCTTTTTGTTTAAGTGTTCGCTCGGCACGTTCTAATTTTTTTCTAGTTTCGCTATACTTTTCCTGTGCCACACGAAGTTGTTCCCGACGTCTTTCGCGAATTTCGTCTATTTCTTTTTTTGTTAATGGCTTTTCACAAACGTCACACTTATCATTATCTAATTTAATATCTCCTTTTAGATCTGATATTTGTGTGGCTAATACCTGCTCTTTAGTTTGACCAACCAATATTTTAGATCTCAATTCTTCGATATTTACTTCCTTCTTAGCTTTTATTTTATCTTTTAAAAGATTGAGTCTCTGTTGTTGTTCGGCTATTTTACCCGTGTTATCCTTGATCATTTTTTCATTATCAAGTATGACATTATCTATTTCTTCTCTTCTCTTTTTAGCCGACAATAAGTCTCTTTGTAGTTTTTTTAACGTACCATATATATCTTCATTGCCATTATACAGGGCCTGAAATTGAGATTTTTTTGTTATTATGTCAGAGTACATTTTTGAATATTCTTGATTGCTGGCCCGAATTTGCTTTTTGATTTGTGCCATTATCTTTTCACATTCTGTCTTCCCCTTTTCAAGATTATCCATAGACATTAATTGTTGTTCTTTTTCATCGATTTTTACGGATAATGTTTTCGCATGTTCTTTTGCTTTCTTTTGATATTCATCCCATTTGTCCATTTTCAGCAAGGATTTGAGAATGTCTTTGCGTCTACTCGGAGTAGCTGTAGCAAACATTGAAATATCATCTTGTTTGAAATATACAGAATTTACAAAAACTTCATAATTGAAATTGATAATATGAACAATTTTTTTATCGGTAGCGGAATTGGTATCACAATCTACATTGTCCCATTCACTTCCACTCCATTGTTCTAATGTTACATCCGCATCACGTATTACTTTATCTCGCGTCCTAGTAACTCTGTATAGCGTGCCGTCTACCTCGAAAGAAAATTCAACTCTACAGGCTCTTTTGTCCCATTTAACAACGCCATCAACTTTCTTGTGTCTAGATTTGCCAAATAATGCCCAAGCAATAGCCTCAAAAATAGCACTTTTGCCAGCGCCATTAGATTGATCTACTTCATCATCATAACTGCCTAAAATTAATGCAGCTTGAAATTTGTCAAAATCTATTTCGGAAGTATCATGTGACAAAAAGTTTTGTATTTTAAGGCTCTTTGGAATCATATTATTTACCCTCTACCTCTGTAATAATACTATTTGCAAACTTAATGAGCTTGGCTTTTACTTGTTCTGGTTCAATTAAAGAGCGTATAAAAGCCGACATAGCCTTCTTGCCGCTTACAGTTTCTGTAATTTTCTTGTTACGCAGTTGTCTAAAGTTTACTGAAGAAATTTCCATTGGAGACAAATGCTGTACACCTTTACTCAAAATATGTTTTCTTAACTTATCTTGATTCACGTAATAATGGTCGTTTTGTTTCACTTTAGCTACCAATTTCACTATAGCTCCTTCCAGCTTCCAGCGCATATTAAATTTATCTATGTCTAATATTATTTTATCAGTAATTTGATTTTTATAATATTTCTCACCATCTGAATAGTCGAAATTCATTTCATACAAATTTCTAATATCACTTCTTATAATTTCGGGTCTCTTAATATCTTTGGTATCCAATATCACAGCAACTTTTGTATGATGTTTTTCACCAAACGAAATTTTCTCCATGGACCCAGAATACATTATAAGAGGATCTTTTGATAACACGGCATGTTTATGAACATGCCCCATTATTACAGCGTCAAAATCTTTAAACATACTGAGAGGCAAAATAAGCTCATTAATACTGAATGAATCTGGATTTTCTCCCGTAATAGCCCTATCTATCATAAAATGACCAATAGCTATTCTGGGTTTATCCATATTAGAACATAGTGCGGTTATTTTGTTATTTATCTCAGCAATAGCCTCTGAATTTGTTTTAGTGGCCATCATACGCCTATCTCTATATGGCATCAATATACAATTTATATTGTTACCATCTTCATCAGTTAAAGTATGAGCGCTGAAATCGGGATATATATGGATCCCTGGGGTTTCAAGAGAACTGAAAATATCCACTGTAGTAGTAGATATTGTTCGTTGTTGATCGTGATTTCCAACGACTACAATTAACTCTAACCCCTTATTAATTGCTCGTTGAACACACTTTGAGAAAGCATTTAATTGTGCGGAAGTCGGATGTCTGGTTTCAAAAATATCCCCAGTTAATATTACCACTTTCACATCACGTTTAATGAATTCATCTATCGTGTTGTTGAATGTGTTTGAAAAATCTATTAACCTGGAATTAAATTGTGTTTTTGGATCCAATTTTCCTAAATTATATCCCGCGCCAAAATGCGTATCACCTATAATTCCTATTTTCATATTGTTTTCTCTTTAGATACTGAACTATTTTATCATAATAGTCCTTGGCAATTTTCCAATCGTCATCTTCAAGCTGATCTAAATATTTGTCTAATTTGGCAAATCTTTTATCTGCCCAATTTTTCCATTCATTATACTCCTTTTTGCCTTTAATGGAATTGAGGAAATTTCTTATTTCCACTCCTGCTCTAAATACGTGAGTAGAAACTTTTTGTTCTGGATCACGTTTTTTAGATCTGCTTATACCACTTAAATCTTCTTCATCTATATTTCCATCAGTTACGCCAGCAATTTGAGCTAACCATTTGGCCGACTCATAAAATGGCTTGCCAGCATAAAGCCTGACCATATCTATAACATTACCTCCAGAATTACATCCAAAACAATAGAATTTATTCTGTTCTTCAGATACAAAAAAGGAAGCGGTGCGCTCATCACCAAATGCATGAAGGGGAAATGGGCATTTCATTCTATGCGTAAATTCGCCAGTTCTACATGCAGCATATTCAATCCCCCATTTATCTAATATGTCCAAAATGTTAACTTTGTCAAGCACAACATCTAAAAGACCTTCGATTTCAAGCAAAGGTTCTTCTATTTGGTCCCATCCCTTCACGCTCATTTTAACCTCTCAGGAAATTAATTACTCTTGAAAATCTACTTCTTTTATTTATTTCACATATTTGTTGTATTTTATCAGATTGTATAAAAGCTCCTTGGAATCTTACCATGTCATGTCCAACTGAATGTATTAGTGCATCGCCACGACCTAGTAGTTTCTCGGCGCCACTACATCCTAAAACTACACGGCTATCTGGTAATGAAGATACTCTACAGCTTATTCTAGCAGGAAAATTAGCTTTGATGAGACCAGTGACAACATCTACCGAAGGTCGTTGTGTGGCCATAATTATATGAATACCACAAGCACGAGATTTCTGAGCTAATAGGCAAAGGTTTCTTTGGAATTCTTTTTTAGCTGTATGCATCAAATCCGAAAATTCATCAATTACCACAACTATATATGGCATTTGATGTTTACCACTTTTGTTATAATCTATAATTGTATTGACTGAAGCTTTTGACATTATTCTGAAACGACTTTCCATTTCAACAACTAGATCGACCAGAACATCTAAAGCATTATCAGAATCAGTTATGACTGGATATAATAGCTGTTTAATGCCTGAATAATATGTAAGTTCTACTTTTTTTGGATCTATTAATGCAAATTTAACATTGCGATTTGACATAATCAATCCATTCAAAATAGAATGAAGCAGAACAGATTTTCCTGATCCAGTAGTTCCGGCAATAAGCAAATGTGGCATTATTGCCAAATCAGTTATTAGATTGTTTCCATCATGGGTACAGCCAAGAATTAATGGTAATTCATCATTGTTAAACTGCAAATCACATACTACGCTGTCAAAATCTACTTTTTCAATAGGCTTCGTGAGAAGCTCAATGCCAACCAATCCCTTATTAGTTATTACTCGCACGATTGGTTTACTGTACGCCCTTAAACCTAATGCTATCTCTGTAGCACAATTTTCAATTTTAGAGACTTTGGCTCCTGGACGAAGACGCAAGTAGTATTTGGACATAGTTCCATTATCTTCACTATCCACCACGTCCGCTTTGATTTTCAACTGATTCAATATGTCTTGCATCATCATATGTACTCGTTTCTGTGTCTAAATTCAAATTACCAGTGACAGCCAACACATATGCTATCACTAACAATGGCACGACATAGGGTGCCATTTTCCATATAAACTTGCCTATTCCTATAGTGACTTGCAACACAAATGCAAGACAAAATAAAGCAATAATTACAAGTATAATTGATTCAGCAATTCCCATTATACACCTTGTATCTTGTCATAAACTTTATTTAACATTTCTATTTTAGCATCGTAAATCTGCGACAAAACTTTTGCCGTGTCTTCGAATTCTTTAGTCTTTCCCATTACGGTTTTAAGCTGAGCAAGCAATTTGGCATGTTCGTTTTGTACTTCGTTAAGAAGACTAGCAACAAACAATTTTACTTGTTCTAGTTGATAATTTTTACTTACCACTTCCTTCACCAGACTTTTTCATTTTTTCTACTTCACGTTTAAGAAGTAGTAATTCATATTCTAATTCGTTGACACGATCACGAACAACTAATTGTTCTCTAATTGCTATCGATGCTAATGAAAGAATTCCTTCCCCAATATTTACATTCTCTAGCGCAACAGCAGCCTTAACTAACCGATCAACCACCTGCTTCTCTGTATTTTTTAAAGCTGGCGATTTATTTTGTTCGAGCACTTTGTTAGAAACTAATTCATGAAATGCTTTGAAAGCTTCTGCTAATTCTTGTTTTCTACGCATTAAATTTTGTTGATCTGGGAAAGACATAGGTGGTAATTGATTCTGATCCATCTTATTCTCCTTGTGTTTGGTGGAGCCGGAGGGAATCGAACCCTCGTCCGCAAAACTTCTTACAATATCTCATATGACTATCTGCACTGAACGGTTTATTTTATAGTCTGTCCAACTCAGCACCAAGTATTCAGACTAGGGACGTAGGCTAGCTACGCCTCCACCAGGTTGCTTTTTAAGTCATCCCAGGACCGAAGGATTACCACCGTCATCGTCTACCTTCTGTTGCCAGGTAAGTAGAAACCCCGCTCTGTTCGCTTTTTAGGCTGCTAGAGCAACGGGCGCACTGTCCGAAAACAGATTGCCACTGAAAAATGCTTCTTCGGCATTTAAAAAGTTGAGCCTTTTTAACGTGGCCTGCTCAACCACGAGTCATCAACATTGCCGCCCATTCCACGTCGAAACCAGTACGGCCCCACATTATTCTGCTAATTATTAGCAGTTTTTGGTTTAACATACAATATCATTCCACATCTCTTATGCATTTCGTAGAAATAGTTGATATGTTTATACATTTCTTCACTTATGTATTCTAATTCGTATAGCTTATAAATAGCGTTGCTTATGATATGAGGCTTATTACATATTTGCTCAAATACTTTGGGCACACTGTCCAAATATTGTATAATGTCAAAATAAGACTGTGTGTTTTCAATCTTTTCTAAATCTAGGATTACATTCTCCACGCCTTTGCAAAAACAAAGGTCGAACTGATAATGTCCTTCGCATCCCAAAACAAGTAGAGCTTTCATAAATAAATCTCATTGCGTACTTTTTAAGTCTATTATAATCCGCTTTCGCTTACTTTCAAGCTGTCTGACTTTAATACCAGCCAAAGCAAATAGACGTCTAGCCGCTATACATTCTGAAGAATCATGATATTTATCATTCAAATATATGACTTCACTAATTCTATTTTGTATAATATGTATGGCACATTTGTTACATGGATGTAGCGTCACATAAAGCCGACTGCCATGAATTCTGCTTTTATCACAGTTTGCTATGGCATTTTCTTCAGCATGAACTACATATGCATATTTAGTATCTTCGTAATTTCCTTCTCTATCCCATGGCAAAACGTTGCTTGGAATATCTCTAGGAAATCCGTTATAACCTACTCCTATTACTCTATTATCCTTGTCTACTAAACATGCTCCAACTTGAGTATTAGGATCTTTACTATCATCCGCAAATAATACCGCCACCGCCATAAATGTGTCATCTTTACACAAATAATTTTTTCTAGGCCCAAGCATCATATCCTCAATAAAATACATCCTGATTGGCTCTTAAAAATCCATCAACATACTCATGTTCTTCGTTTATATTTTCAAACGTAATTCCACATTCATCAAACAAATAATGGGTAAGTTCATGTGCCAAATTTTGTCGCCAATAATATTTTTGTAAGTTGACTGGAACAATATATAAGTTGTTAGTTATAGTAAAATACCTGCCAAATACAATTTTGGTTCCTTCTCCGGGCTTGTCTGAATAAACTCTTTCTCCTGGAAAATTATTTTTGTCATCTAATTCTTCATTATCACCGACAATAATTATATTTACAGGATCCAGTCTACAAGTGTCCTGTTCTACATCAAAATGAACAAAAAATCTTCTTTTCGTATTTCTGAAGGCTTGCTTAATTACCTTTGTCTGCATAGAAGTTAGTGGATTAACAGACTTGACTTTGGCCTCTTTTCCAATTGTAAAAGTTGTTTTCCACGATCTTGTTGGAGTATAAGTATCTCTAGAATATACATTACTAGACATAAATAATCCCAGCAATATCGTAATCCATAAATATTTCACTTCTCTTTAAACTCCTTCAAAATTTCTTTAAGTATTTTTACATCCGCTTTAAATTCTTCTTTCTTTTCTTTTGGGGCATAAGCAGCCACATAAGCTGGATGATATAATGGAAATACATCTACATTAAATTGTTCGGATTTTCGCAAAACGCCATGTTCTTTTGTGATTTTAAAATTACCCAATAAAACTTGAGCTGCAAATCTTCCAAAAGTAACTACCAACTTTGGCTGAACAATTTCTAGTTGTTTTTCTAAATGTACTTTGCATTTATGTACTTCCCATAATTCTGGGTCTCTATTTTTTGGTGGCCTGCAGAGAACTGTGTTTGTTGTATACACTTCTTCTCTAGTTAAACCTAACGCCTTAAGCATTTTTTCATACAATTTGCCTGAAGTTCCTGGCGGTGTTAGCGGGCGCCCAAATTTTGTTTCTTGTAAACCTGGGGCTTCTGCCATGAAAATAATATCAGAATCTATATTGCCTTGCCCAACGACATGTGGATCAAAACCATCTAATGATTTTTCACACCCTAAATCGCATTTGGTACACTTTTTGGCTTCAGCTGCCCATTGCCCCCAATATCTTTCTGTACTGCACTCGGTATCAACATCTTCTCTGTATGAGTCGTCCACTTTTTACTCCAGTCCGTATTTTTCAAATACTGCTGTGTATTCATTTATATTTTTGACATATCCTTTTGTTTCTTTTGGTATGTCATTTTCAGTAAGATCGCCGGCCAACAGCTCTCTTACACGATGAGGCCCCCAATTATAAGCCATAAGCGCTTGGTCGTAAGTATCAAATTTTAATACCTGCTCAGACATATAAAAACATCCAGCACGAATATTGTGATAGATATTATCCGGGTCAGCCCTTTTGCCTTCAAATTCTTTAAGAACTACATATTCCCATGTTTCAGGAATAAGTTGCATTAATCCCATGGCTCTAGCATGTGAGCGTGCTCTGGTCTTAAATTCACTTTCTTGTTTCATTTGTGCTAGGACACGAGCTATAGATAAATTATATTGATAACTATAATCTATCACTGCTACAGCTATGTTGTTGAGATCTCTAATTGTTAATTTAGTGTCAGTATTTTCAGTAATGGCGTTTCTAACTTTAACAATTAATTGCCTTCTTTTCTTTTCAGGTTTAATTGTGCTGTCCACTATATCTATTCTAGAGTTCAACTCCATTTTAGCCTCATCAAGATAGCCCGTGAACTCTACACCTTTTGCTTCTATAGCATCATAGAGCTCACGCCTATCTGATTCTCTATTTTCGTTGTAAGCTTCAATATGCTCTGAGAGGTCATTGTTTGTTATTTTATTGAGTCCAAATACGGACCCAATCATGGCATATTGCGATACATCAATTGCGCCTAAGACTAAGATAGCAACCAAAATTACCATATGGAATATATGGCGCTTAGCATAACCTTTAACCCAATCAAACAATTTTCTCACAGTCATGAATCACCTTTACTTTGTTTTTTCTTTTTTGGTAGCTGGCTTCTTCTTATTAGTTGCCTTTTTCTTAGTGGTAACCTTCCTGGTTACTTTTCTAGTAGGTACCATCTTATCAGCTATACCATATTTAACGGCTTCTTCTGCCGACATGTACATTTCAGCTGCCATATCTTTCAAGATTTTGGCTTTGGACGTGCCGGTATCATTTGCCAATAAATCTACATAAACATCCTGCATTCTTCTAGTTTCTAGAACAGTATTTTCCATTTCGCTAATTGGACCAAAAGTTCCGCCAGAAACCTCATGAATCATAACACGAGTATTTTGGGTAATAAATCTATTGCCTTTATCTCCAGCTGCCAGTAGCAAAACTCCTGCCGACATAACCTTTCCTATTCCAACCGTAACTATAGGGCAACAGCATGCCTTCATAGCATCATACATACACAATGCTCCATCTACACTACCACCATAAGTATCGATATAAACACTAACCGGTTTGGCCATATCAATACACTCTAATGCTGTAAGTTGTTCTAGAAAATGGGCCGCTGTATCCTCTTTAATGGTTCCAGAAATAACAATTCGTCTCAATTGTTCATTCATTTGACTAATCACGGGCGCCTCCTTATATTTTATGGACACTAATGTCTTTTAGAGTAATCTCTCTGTTCATCTTGTTATTGGTGGTTACGAATTGAATTACAACCTCTGCCAATATAGAAGAAGTAAGATGAACTAAATTTGCTGCAAGAGGATAATCGCATATATCATCTTGCTTAACTTCAACCTTTGGAATTGAATAATTTTCATTCCACTTGATTTCAGCAAACCCATCGTCGCTCATTCCAGCGTGTACACATGGTATTTTCAAATTGTTGCAAGTCTTTTTAACCATGCCTCTGCTTTCCCAATTATCAAAGGCGTCTACGACTAAATCGTGACCTTTGAGCAGCTTTGAGACATTATTCTGCCGTAATTCTTTATCTACCGAATTGATTACTTTCCGGGTTGCCTGGTGCATTAAAGATTTTAATGCGCTAGTCTTCTTCTGTCCCACATCTCTTAATGTATAAATTTGAGTTGCTACATTTTTTGCCTCAACTCTATCCATATCAATTACCGTTATATGTTCTACTCCTTGTCGCAAAAGATTATTTACCAAATTAGAGCCAATCGCACCGGCTCCACAAATACATATTTTTATAGATTGCATTTTCTTAAAATCTTCGGAGCTACGGTATTCGATTTCATGTTCATGTTCTTTGCTCATAATTATTCTTCTTTCGTCATGGTTCCTATAAGAGATTGTATTGTGTCTACCAATGTATTAAATCCATTTACCATATCATTTTGAACTCTTTGAATTTCCTCTATCGCAATCATTATTTCACTAATATCGTTTTCACGGTCATCATCAGGAACTCCTTCATTTATACCAAAATCGGCCCGCTCCCAAATTTTTACCCCCTCCAACGATACTGCATAATTAACATCATTGGTAGTGCCTACCAAAGTAGTGGACACAATAACATTATTGCCATCTTTAGAAAATATCCATGCTTTGAGTGAATCATTTGTTTCTATCAAACATACTAGGCTTTTTCCCAAACACCTCACCCATTGTTTCATAGTTTCTATATCAATAGAACTCATCTCGGTTACACCTGGAGGATGTGTGTGATAGAATCCAGCTACATCATGGTAGGTATCTTCTCTATTATAAACTTTTTGATAATCGAATCTAACTTCGCTGGACATATGCTGTGTACAATATTCTGTACCAGTAAGTATTACACTATGTCTAGTTTTGTCGGTTTCGATTAGCAATTTATATTCTTCATAAAATCTTTCCATATTAATACAATCTCCTCAACACTTGGATTACATCCCATGCATCATCTACAGCATCGTGTGTAACTTCTCCATCTATACCAAGATTCTTTTTGATTTCATCCAAAGATTGTGGTTTGTCTAAATCCCAATTCATAAATGCGCTGCCAGGATCTATTGTGCGATGAATAAATCTATTTTTTATTTCGTCAGGAAGAAATTGTATGTCAAATCCAGCAACATTTTTTCCTGCTGCTACAGCTCTTTCATCTCCAAAATGCTGACCTAGAAACTCCAAAGCCTTGGCGGGCCATTGATGCGCACTATATATGGGATATTTGCTTTCATCTTTTTTAGCCAATGCTTCAAAAATCCATCCATTAAGCCAAAGAGCAAACGGGGAGCCCTCATACCTACCATGCTGCACAAAGCATGCAAAAGTGGGCAATTTTTCTCTTGGCAGTTTATTCTTCGTATCTTCAACTATCATAGCTACCATAAGGATTTGGTCTCTTTTACGATCTAATCCTGTGGTCTCTAAATCAATACTCACATATTTCATACTGCTTCCTTTCCCTGTTAATAATCGTCATCATAGTAATCGTCGTCGTATGTATCCCTATCTCGATTACCATACATGTCCCAATAGCTACGTTCACTCATACCGCCTCTGCCAACATGAACAGTTCGGCCGTGCTGTTGTCCTTGTCTGCAAACAGTAACTAAAGATTGTAAATCAAATGTCTGATCTCCACCGGCCAAGCATATGCCAGCAGTTACTACCGAAAGATCATTCTTTTTTAATACTGAAGTGTATTTGGATTTAGTGTGTTTGTCCTGCCATTGTACTTCTACATTTTCGCCACGTTCTATAAACTTATCCAAAATTGCACCAGTTTTGTTAAATTCATCCTCAAGCCGTTTTTCTAGATGAGATTTATTGGCTTCTTTATGAAATTCAACAGCATATGTAAATGCAATATTTTCTTCTGGAGTAAGCCCTGATTTTATTTCATCTGTAATTGAATAATTGCGCCGTTCGAGTCTATCTCTTAATTTTTCTTTGCGCTCAATATCATCTCCGAATTTAGCTGAGTCAAACCAAAAATTGGCTCCATCAAATCTAGCTTCTACAACATCCATTACTTCGATATTATCAGCTACTAAAATAGGAACCAATTGTGGCTTAACCTGAAATCGATGTTCAAAGGCATTAGCTTGTGCTGGAAATCCCAGCCATCTGCCGGCTTTAGCAACCAAGATAAACTCTACCTTTGGCAACAGATGTAAATAATCATCTATTTCGTATCTTTCAGCCTCTCTGATTAATTCAGCCGTATTGGCGTCAGCGGCCATAAACACACCAAAGCCATCGCCCTTAAATTTCTGAGTTTTAAGTTTATAGATGACCTTGTTGATACGCAGCATTATCTGCGCACCGCCTTTAATATAAGGAGCAAATATTTCTTTGTCTAAGAATTCTCGCTCCTGAGATGCTAATTTATTTAGTAGATCTTTTATCATTTTCTAATCCAGCTAACTTGACTGTCAAAGAATCGGTCTTTTGTGTTCTTAAGAGTTTAAGCTTTTTTGCTCGTTCTAATATTTCTTCTTTGACAGCTGCTATTTGTATATTGGCCGATTCTATTTCGGCATCACAAGATGATAAGTACAGATGTTCTGCAGAATGTTCATTTCCACGAATAATACAACACAGTTTGTCTCTTTTAATTCTTATTTCGTCTATAGCCCCGCTTCTAACTTCGCTGTTTGATCCACTTACCCAATAAACATTTTGTCCAATTTTTATTTCTTCAAAAATAATCATTATACCGCATCCATAAAAGTTTCGGCTATACCTTCTCCTACTGAGAATTTATGTTGACCAAAATCTAAATCTAATACACGAATATTAAAAAGACCCATATCAGGCAAATCTACATATGATTCACCTACTATTTTTCCGCAATCCCCAATATCTAAATTGATATTTCCAGATTGATATTTGAGTTTGATCATAACCATTCGCCCAACGGCAAATTTTTTGGCTTTAAAATTTAATACTCGCATCATTAGACTGAAAGGGCCCCATTTGGGGCCCTTTACCTCATTTGATTACCCGTACCATCTTCTTATCGAATTCTTCTCTAGTTGGTAGCGGAGTTTGTAAAATTTCCTCTAGCAAGTCTACTCTGCTTGGTTTAGTAAGCAAAGGTATCAGATTTGGAATAGAATAGTAATCTGCACCAGATGGTACATGAATAGCATCATATTCGATTCCTTCTGCAGCACACTCTCGCTCAAGTTTGTCACAACTCCACTTGCCGCAATTGACAAAAACAACCTTTGGCATAAAACCAAACTTCTTTTTGTAGGCACGCATTTCTTCTATAAATAATGGATTTCTATTTTCTCCTTGATCGGTTACCATTATGATTTGTTCAACCATTTGGTTGCGGCCACGCAAATGATGTATGCCGGCACCGCATGATGTGGCATTACGAGCTTTAATCATCTTCATGGCTTTTTGCCAGTCGTCAAGTGAATTGCTCACGCAAGTAATTGGTACAGCTACAACATCAGCGGCATAGCAGTAGAAATCGCCTTCAACTATTGTTGAAATCATCGCACCTATGCCTTTACCAATTTCAATTGCTTCGGTCATTGATTGCGATTTATCAATTATTAGTGCAGTGCTACGCTTAATAGTTCCTTTGCGCTTTAATTGTTCGCTAGATATATCAACCAATTGTTTTGCAGTTTCACTGTCTACACCAGCAGTTTCAGCTGCCTTAGCGGCTTTCAACGCATCGACCTTCTTAGATTTCTTAACTTTCTTCAGCTTAATATCTACAAGAGACTTTATGTCCTTATTATCTAAAGCTCCACGCTTTTTCAAGGCGCCAAGATTTACTAGAAGCTCTTGATCTGTCATGTTATTGATCAATGCTGCTATTACTGTAGGAGTCATATTTTTTATAGCACCCACTGCAGTAGTGTATGGTATCTTGTGTTCCACTATAAGCTTAGCTTGTTCTACTGGGTCATTTTCGCCAGCCAAAAGCTTTATTTGATACAGCTTAGAATCTTTTGGTGGTTGATCTTCAAACAGAATGGCCTGAGCGCGTGTCACTTGACATTCTTCACCATCTACTACTACCGTAGTATCTTCGTCTTGATGAGCGCCAGGCTTTAATCTAAATGAAGAATAAAGACCTGTAAGCGCATTTCTCTGACGTGCAGCAACGGCTCCATCGAATCTAGAATCATTAAGCTCAAAATCTTTTAAATAGGTTTTGACCGCCGATTTCATTACACGAGGCGGATTCTTTTTGAATACCTTCTTAACATGATTCTTGATCTTTTCTACTTGATATGGAGGGAAATTCTGCAAAAGAACATATCCTACTTCTCTATGTTCTGGGAATTCGCTCAATAGCAAAGTAGCAACAAACACTTCCTTGTGATCTCGAATGTCGGTATTCTCCATTGCCCATACGGCCAAATGTCCGTAGAATAATGGATCCTGATCAATCATACTCTTATGAGTTTCTACTACGCGACCAATGTCACGGTGAGTAGAATCTAGTAACGAGTTTAAAATTTGTAATCTTACATCTTGCTCTTTGCTTGCCATCTTTATTCTCCTTTAGGCCAAATTGGGAATACCTTTTCGCCACCTTTTTCATGGTATGCATAAACTACATAGCCATTGCCAATCTGTTGCTTTTCAACTTTTGTAACTGTAGCGCCCCATAGCAATATATACATATACAGCCCTTTAAGATATTCCTGTCGCCATCCTTCTCTTTGTAAATCTAATTCTTTCATTGGAATGAAACCGATATATTCTCTCCAGGTTCTTTCTTGCGATAACTACTCACAGTAATAGAATTTTGTGATTGGTCGCTCGCGGTACGAATGAATACATACCTAGAGTTATTAAAATAGGCGTCATGAAAACAAACACGCATTTGTCTGTCTAAATAACTAACTATTTCAGATTCACACTTCCCCGTATCAACGTCCCACATATCTACCATACGATTTTTCATATCAATCTTCTTCTGCATTTTGACTGCTCCTTATGGCATTAACGGTGCCAATTATTCGATCTGCTGCATAGTTTATATCTTCGTCGGTTGTCCACCTGCCAAGACCAAACCTAATAGCACAATCTGGATATGGGGTTCCTAATGCCTCAATAACGTGTGATGGCTCTAGATCCCCCGATGTACAGGCTGAACCCCCAGATATAATAACATCGTCCAGCCCTTTTACTAAAATCTCCGCCTTTATACCTTTTATAGTGATATTTAGATTGTTTGGCAAGCGATTTTTCATTGTTCCGTTAATAAATGCATCAGGCAATTCTTTGTGAATAATATTCCATAGTTTATTTCGCAGTTTCTTAATACGCTTATTTTCTTCTTTTCCTTCTTTTTCAAGAATTTCACATGCCTTGCCAATCCCTACTATAGCCGGGACATTTTGAGTTCCAGATGTTACTATATTCTGATAACCCCCATGAATTATGGGTTTTATTTTACTTATATCCCTAACATATAAAGCCCCAACTCCTTTTGGGCCATATATTTTATGACCACTCATTGTCAAAGCAAATATGTTCATTTCATCAACATCTATGTCAATTTTTCCAATTGCTTGAGTTGCATCAGTATGGAATAAAGCTCCATATTTTTTACACAAAGCTCCTATTTTTTTAAGATCATGAATAGTGCCTATTTCATTATTGGCAGCAATTATAGAAACTAAAACTGATTCACATGATGCATACGATTTAAGTCTAGATTCCAATTCTTTTAGAGATATGTTTCCTTCTTTATTTATTTTAAAATAAACTATATAAGCATTATCTGGAGCATTGTCAATAGACTTAACAACAGAAGAATGTTCGGTGTTAGTAGTAAACAAGCTTCTCCATTCATTTAAATCATCGCCCCACCAACTATTTAGAATTATGTTATTGGCCTCAGTGGCAGAGTTGGTAAAATAGATATTGTCCGACTTTGCCTTAATTATAGAGGCTACTTGTTTTTTAGCATGTTCGATGGCTCTAGCGGCATCTTCGCCAAATCGATGGGCCGACGCTGGGTTGCCGAAGCGCTCAGAAAAAAATGGCAGCATGGCTTCGGCAACCCTTTTATCAACAGGAGAAGTAGAATGATAATCGAGATAAATTTCCATATCTAACCTTATAGAGAAATATTAAATTTTCCGCGTTGTCTGGTTTTTGTATCTCGGTTATTTGGTATATCAAATGGATCTCCTAGCCAAACAACTTTTTCTTGATTGACGTCACCAGACAGCCTGTAACAATAAAATGAACTTACTGTTCCATCAGCTCGTACGCGTTCTATAATATTAGTCATTTTTAATCCAAATCCCAGCTCTTCTAATTCAGGATTTGGATGGACCAATGTAGCCGCACCATCAAATCCTGAAATACTCAATGGGTTTGGAAATGTTAACATAGGACGAGTTCTATCAAGCCCATCTCCAAAAGATCCTAATCCTATCTTTTTCTTACGTTCGCCTGTAATGTTTAGATAGAACTTAAAATCTTCATTCAAAAGATTACCATCTACCAATGCTAAGGCGGTCAATGTAGTGCGTGCAGTATCACCATATGGATTTTCTGAACACATAAATAGATAGAAACTGCGAATATCTAATGGTTTATTGTCTGCATAAACACGCACTTTGCCGCAAGGAGGAGTGCTATTATAGTCTATGCTAGATGCTCTAGATATAGCGCCATTCTTGGCACGGCTAACGCGTTTCAGCTCTATAGCCACGATATGTTCAATATTGTCCAATTTGTTCATATCTAATTTGTCAGCATCATAAAGAACTATATCAGGAGAAACCAATGGCCCAGATCGTTCACATTCAACATCAAGATTGGATAGAACATTATTAGCCATATATTCATCTAATGGATCATCCTGCGTATTTTTCTTTTGTCTTAAGAAAAAATCCGTTGGTTTCATGTCATCATCAAAGAAATGTTTTCTCAACATGATGAATGCATTAATTGGAATATCATTCATTTTTGGGCAATTACCTTTCTGACTTGATCATATCCAAATTTTAACATAAGCGGCAGGGCAACATATGGGTTCATTTCTGGATCTGGCAATCTAAATTCTAATCTTTTTCCGTCTCCAGGAATACGCACTGTTTTAGTTCTATCGTGCCATCCCCATCCATTATTTTCTTTCGTTGGTGCCTCAAATCCAGGAACTAATCGTTTAGAACTAGTATCGCCTACACAACATACTTCTAACAGTTCATCATAATGATCAACTAAACCTTGTGCATAGGCTTCAACGAATTTAGAGTTAGATACCACCTTATAGGCGTAGGGTTGTTCTTGATAAAAAACTGGTTCTACTTTTCTCATTAATGGAATGCTTTGATGAACATGACACCCGCTGCCATTTAAATTATCAAATGGTTTCGCTCGAAAATCTGCTATGTATCCAAACTCTTTACAGGTATTAGACACTATATATTTGAAAAGCATCATTTGGTCACATATGTTTAATAACTTGCCACATTCCCAAGAAAACTCGCATTGGCCTGGTGCAACTTCGTGATGTATTGCTTCCACTCTGAAGCCTGCTTTTTCTAATCGCTCAGCTATGGTGTTTCTAACATTTTGAAATTTATCTAATGGTGGCAAACATCCATACCATTTATATTGTTCTTCATTAGCTAAATCTGTAAAAGTATTAATATCGATTGGAATATAACGATCAGCACTATCAAATGTGCAAACAAAAAATTCTGGTTCAACGCCGAACAACGCTCCATTAGTTTGATCATCCTGTATCATTGCTTTGTAAGCTTCTTTGCGAAAACATTTACTAAGATTGATACGATTTTCAAATCCTTCTGGATTATCCACAAAACAAAAAACGCTGTCCATTTGTCTTATTGGATCAAAATGTTTAGATTCTGTATCAGGTACTAATAACATATCACTAGCATCAGTTGGACAAAATCCAAAGGAACTCCCATCAAAATACGTATTGGGTAATTTTTTACCAGCTCTAATTATTTTGTCTCTCAAGTTTCCTTGTGAGTCAATAAATTTATAGCTGATAAAGTTTGTACTTTTTATTGTCATAACTCACCTCGTGCCATACGATCAATGATTGGGAACATAAAATTATTGTCCGCATCTTTCAATAATGGTGCTTGGGCATCTTTATCTGATATTTTGAATGCTTTATTATCATACCAGTGTTGTGGTCCCCATTCTATTCCAATTTCTGGATCATTCCATCTGATACATCTGTCATGCTCAGCTGAATAATACTCAGTGACTTTATACACTACATGGGCTATATGTAATCCATATGCCAAGAATCCGTGCGCAAATCCTGGCGGAATATATAACATACGTCCATTATTTTCGTCTAATTCTACCTTGACCCATTTGCCATAAGTTTTAGACCATTTTCTAATATCAACTGCTACATCTACAATATGTCCAGCCACACAGTATACCAATTTTCCTTGTGCTTTTGGGTTTAATTGATAATGTAAGCCACGCAGGCAGGGCGGCGCAGAGCGTGAATGATTCTCTTGAACGAAGGGAGGAATTCCGTTCATCCGAAACTCATTGTCTCGGAAAGACTCTGAGAAAAATCCACGGCCATCTTTAAAGCGCCGCCCCTCTATGATAACAACTTCTGGTAATTCAGAAGTTGGAATAAATGTGAATGACATGTTATTTGCCTTTAATTGCCTGCGTCATTTCTTCGTAATCTGTAAATCTAGTGCGCATTTCGTCTTCTATGTCTTCTCTTGATGTGCCCTTTTCAAACAATAAAAATTCAAGAACCTGGCTATCGGTTGGCTTGGCCAACGAACAACATGGACAGCGAGAAGCCGGCATATTATATCGTTCCTCACTACACAATTCATCAGAGTATAGATCATCTAATTGTTCTTCGTGCTCCATCTCGTTGATTTCATCTCTCGTGCTTTCCCATTCAGCCAACTGCAAGCAGTATTCTTTCTTTTCTTCAAAAGTCATTTCTTCATATATTACATCAGATTCTGATAAATGTTCATCACACAAAACGTGCCCATTTACACACTCACTCATTTCAGCTTCAGATAATCCCAAATCCCAACCGGAGACGTTCTCTCCACACACATCACAAGTAAATGAGCTAGAGCTAGAATTACTTACAAATCCATTTCTTATCTTCATTAGTAGCCGCCTTCCGAATGAATAATTTCTATTTTATTTTCATCAACTTTTCCATGTAACCCAGAGTAGCATAACATGGTTTCTTCACCTTCAGTTCCCTCATCAGAAAACATACCAAAAATAACTGTTTTGCCACTCCTAATTGCCTCTAAGCATTGCTGATATTTTCTGGCCTGCCAAGGTTCGGAATTATCGTTTTCATCTGGATTATAACAATAACAATAGCTAAACCACTCTTTTAATTCTTTAATAGAAGATACAACCTTGTTGGCATAATCTTTCAAGTCTACTTCAAATGTTAAAGTTATTTTAGTTTTGCCTTTGCCTTTGCCGTCAACTGCAACTATAAAACTGCTAGAACTTGAATTAGACACAAATCCTGATCTTACTTTCATTATTGCTCCTTAAAAATCCATAGAATGAGTGTAACCTAATCCTTGATGAGCCATGTCTGTCAATTTGCGACTAACCTCGTGTTCGGCGTCATATAAGTTTTGCCACTCATCGCTGCCTAAATCTGCAAGAGACTTGCCTTGTTCCGCAGCTATTCTGGTAGCTTCAATACCAATTCGATTTCGATCTACCCATTCGGTCCAAGAATAATTTCCATGCATCACTTCATAAACTATGCAATCTTTTCCAAAAGCTTGTGTATTATTCACACCTATCTCATTAAGAACAGCTAGTGCCATAGGACTTAATGTTTTTTTCATTTGTTCAAAAGCATCCTTTTCAACTACAGCCATAAAGCTGCTACTGGAACTATTACTTACAAATCCGGATCGTATTTTCATTTTTTAATTCCTTTCAATTGCTTTTGAAGTTCTACAAGCTTTCCTTCATTTTTAGCTAAAGCTTTTTCAGCACGAGTTAGTGCCCGTTTGGCTTTTGATTTTTCTGCTTTTCGTTTCTTTAAGTAAAGTGCACTTTTAGTACGAGACAGCTCTTTTTCTTCAAAAGAATATCCCATGCCATTATCGCTTTTAATCGTATATACTATTTTAGTAGACGATACAGCTCCACTTTTACTTTCGTTAATTTGTTGATTAAGCTTAATTGCTGTAATTGTACCAGATACTGATTTAAAATCATAATATGTGTTACGTTCGGCGTATACGTGTTGTCCAATTTCGAACTTTGGTTTCCTTATTTTGGTCATTTGATCCCTGCCAATTCTTCTATAAGCTCTTCTTTTCTAATTTCTTCCAACTTTTTCTTTGCCTTTTGAATGGTTTTCTTATTAAGATCTATCGATCTTTTGAGTTGCTTTATATCTCTCATCAGCTTAGATTTATGTTCTGCAGGCGTAAGCTTATCTGCTTCTTCCTTAGTGTCAAATAAATCTTTTTCAGTAAGTTTGGTATCAACTCTATACCAAGCGTAAGATCCTCTTTTAGCTGGAGCTATATAATAAACCACAGTCTCTGGTTTCTTAGTATTTTTTGTTATTTCGGTTTCTACTATCACCTTTTTGATAGTAGTTTGATATCCCTTTTTATTATATTTATAATATACCTTCTGTCCTACTGAATATTTTACTTTAGCCTTGTGGTTTATTGTCTTCATCACCCTCTCCCACAACAAATCTCACGAATCTTTTAATAACTATTTTCTCGCTAACTTGAGCCGCCAAATCACCTAACAAATCAGTAATAGTGATATTTGAATCTCTGACAAATAATTGATCCATCAAACAAGTTTCTTTGAAAAATTTATTTAGCTTGCCTGCCACTATTTTATCTATTACTTGTGGAGGCTTACCTTCCAAAGATGCAGCCATAATTTCTTTTTCTTGATCGATTATTTTTTGCGGAACCTCGTCTCTGGTTATCCATCTAGGATTAGTAGCCGCAATATGCATAGCTACTTCTTTAGCAAACTTTTGGAATGCCTCGCCCTTAGCTACAAAATCGGTTTCACAATTGATCTCTACCATAACACCTATTTTGCCTCCAGCATGAATATAATATCCAACTGTGCCTTCGGAAGCAGTCTTACTGGCTCGATTGCTAATGTCGGACAGACCTTTCTTGCGCAAATGGATAATTGCTTGTTCTACATTTCCATTACTAGCAGTTAGTGCCTCTTTGCAGTCCATCATTCCTGCGCCAGTTTTTTCCCTGAGTTCTTTAATCTGTTGCAGCGTCACGCTCATTCATCTTCTCCTTGATTTGCTTTTAATCTTTCTTTCACTTCTTCCCATGTATATGTTTTAGCTTCTCCAGATTGTATTCTGGCTACTCGCTCAGACAATTCTTCTCTTAGTTTGTCCCGATCTTCTGGGCCACCATGGAATGACAATTCCCAGAATAACCCATGAAGTATTTCAAATAATGTAAACTTTTTATATGCTTTAGTAATTATAGGATAATATGATTCTTGATTTCTCTCTTCTTCTGAAAGAGACTTTAGATACAAAGCTCTATTTTCATTAGAAGCTCTGCGTTCATCTTCAATTGCTATTTTTTCATTTAGGACTAGTTTACAATCTTGAAGTTCATAGAGTGGTGTAAATCCTATTCCATATCTGTCGCTATCATTGTCACACTTACCATATATATCTACATAGCTCTCCAATAATGTGCGATCATCATAGAAATCATCTTGTAACGAACAGCGCCAACCAATATTTATTTGATCTACGGATTTTTTATTAAATAGGTTTGGGCTAAGCCCTTCATCTACCAATTCTTCGAGCCACGGTCCGCGTGTTAACAAAGGAGATAAAAAATCGTACTGATCTAGTGATTCCACCAATAACAAAATATCTTTGAACGTAACATTGTCCATCAAACTGCAATCATCCATTAAAAAATATTTGGCTTTGTCTGATACATCTACATCCTTTTCTGTTTTGCCACGCTTGGTTTCTTCATTATAAATCCATTTATCGGCAAGCAGCTTGCCGCCTTTTGATATTCTAATGTTACTAAATTTTGACATCGGAGACCTCCGCATAAAAGAAAAGCCGGGAAGTATTTAAAATACGTCCCGGCTTATAATAATCATGGCTCCAAGGGGCGTCTGGAATTCACCGACCTCCCAGCCGAAACTGGGCGCTCTTAATCCGTCTGAGCTACCTCGGAATATGGTGCCAAGAAGTGTCTGGTGAACACTGACCTCCAAGTCCTCAATAGGACTGGCGTTCCTAAACCATCTGAACTATCTCGGCGTATGGTGCAGGGGCAGACTTACGAGGACTGCATCTCCGACTAGGCTCAGGCTGATGAACCTAGAAGGTATTCTTTAGCGTACTGAACTACCCTGCTTATGGTGCAAAGGAATGGTTACGACCCACTATCTCCCCAGTTTAACTGAGGCGCTCTCGACTTAAGCTACCTTCGCAAAATTTGCCATCCGATTTTTATAAGCTGTTTTGTTGTCACATCATGCAGGAATCGAACCTGCTACCCTTAGAATCCAAATCTAATGCTCTACCTAATGAGCTAAAAATGTATGTACGCTTACAACGTCAGAAGACGGCAAAACTTATATGTGTGTAGTCTGTCCGATTATTAAAAGCTGTCTAATAACTCTGCTGGAGTCGAACCAGCTCCTCAAATGTGGAAAATTTGCGTCAAACCAATTGACAAAAGTATGTAAGCTTCCAAGGTCTGAGGACAGACAATTCTAATCATTTTTGTGGGGTCACCCGCATATCTCAGGGAAAGGAGGCGTGAGCTATGAACAATAAGAGACATGTTCAAGTTGCGCGACTGACCCCAAATTTTACCACTCGATTCATCAAAGCTGTTTTCTCTCTTTGAGACTGTTTATAACACAGTTGCCTTTTCCAGTTTGGCTACTCGCCCATAAAAATTGGTGGGCGAGGATGGATTCGAACCACCATTAAAGTATGTAAGCTTCCAAAATAAGAGAGCGGTAAAAACTTTTATTCCTTTCAAAATATTTGCGTCTAATTTATTAAAGCTGTTTATGCCTATTCAACTCATGGGTATGTAAGCTTTAAAAGTCAGATGACGCCTTTTTCTATGTTCTATTATACGCTTTCTGCGACAAATGTCAAAACTTTTTTTCAAAAAAATTAACCTGGACCGTCTGTTTCTGGCTCTTTTTTAGTTACGAATCCGTCCACCACTTTTTTGCCAAAATTATATCCGGCTAATAGAAGCAAGACTGTAAGATGATGTTCGGCAATATCCTGCTTGCCCATAGTACTAATCCAGATATACAAAGCCGGACTAAACGCGAGCCACCAGGAAACACGGCCTACAGAAATTACCCACTTACCCTTACCATTCTTTTTCTTTTTATATTCAAAGAATAATGCAAGGAAATAACGTATTAATTTTTCTTTGCGAGTTTCGGAATTGTCTTCTTTTTCTTTAACGAGTTCTTCCGCAGCTGTAGCCATAGCGTCGGCTACTTCGACTTTTGTTTCGTCTTCCATGAGAAACCTCCATTTAATTGGGATTTCTCATATTGGGCTGCTTATCTCAATGCCAATAGTGAGTCTACATATCCCTGACTCTGACCTTGCAAATGAACCAGTTGCTGTACTAATTGGTTGCCCTTTTCCTGTCTCTCGCGAATTTCGCCATTAAGCTCTTCAATCTGCTTGGCCACGTCGCCTATATTCCTCTGTACGGTCTGAATTCTGCTTAACAGTACACGCTCGGCATCTCCAAGCGTAGGGTCTTCCGGATTAGCATTAAACTTTTGTAAAATCTCTTCCAAATATGCTTGCTCTGGAGTCAATTGTCTTTGCTCCTGAACTTCTTTAACTTCTGTCATAACTTTAACCTCCATGGAAAAAAGTCTTGCTCATGCTGTATATTATACCAGCTTTCCAAAAATTGTCAAGATATTATTTAATCTTGTTTTCAAGCGTCTCTAAACGAGCACGCAAGTCGTCATTTTCTTTCTTCAAATCTTTAATTGCTTCAACTAAAATACCTGTTAATTGGTCATATTTAATATTCTTATATCCAATTCCATCTTCCCAAACAACTTCGGGGACAGCTTTTTCGGTTTCTTGGGCAATAAGACCCATTTGTCTATCTTGGCTTCTATTTTCATCTATCCAATTGAATGTTACACCGCGCATAGAAATTACTTTTTCTAGAGCGTTCTCTATTGTAACTATATCTTTCTTGAGCCGTTCGTCAGATGAAGTTGCTATTTCAGTTTCAGATCCGCCATATGGACGATAATATAATTTATTGTCAGATTTTGCGTAAAGCCCCGTATACCCAGAACTCATTACAGTTGGGGTATCTATATGCTTCATCAGAAAGGCTCCATTGTGACCGAAAATCCAATTTGCGCTTCCTGACGTACCTCCGTTTGGAACGGTATATAAGACAACATTGGCACCATGATTTGAATCCGACCATTCGCCAGCTGCAGTTACTTTTAAGAAACTTCCATAATTGTAACTATTACCATCGTACCCAGTGAACACAATCATACTAATTCCATAGGTATCTGGTGTTGCCGTTGGGCTATCTTTTGTTCCACCACTGCCTCTTAGATTTAATTTTCCTAGCCCATCAGCGCCATGCCCAGTAATAGTTATTGTCGGCTGTGTTTCACCAGTATCCATATCAATAGCAGTTGATGGCTGTACACCAAGACCCAATCTATGATGCTCATTATCCCAAATAAGATTGTTGTCTCCGGCCAAATTATTATTACCATCGTAAAATGCCAGATAGCCATCTCTAGCAGATGCTGATGCTAATGCTGCAAGAAGTGCTGGAGATGAGTTATAGTATTGATAGTACAATTTATTGTCTGATGAATCAACATAAATTGTACCGTAACCATCTACATCATGTGCAGCACCAGGGGCTGGGCCTGCTTGTAGAGCCATACGCCCATTGATAGTTAGACGTTCATGTGGATAATCGGTTCCGATACCAAAATTTTGATCAGTGCTTAAAGTTGCAGCATGCGTGTTACCAGTCATAAAATGAACTGGCGCAGCGTCGAATGATCCAAATATAAATCTAGTAGAATAATTGGACATACATACGGCTGCTCCAGCCGTTGGTTGTCCGCCATAAGTTCCACCGGCAGCACTACTGAATCCTAACATATAAGCCCAACCGCCAGAAGAACCAGCAGCCAATGCGCTATAGGCTGATGCCCCAGCATTTGGATTATAAACTACTCCATACAAGGCACCATTAGTGTCGTCTCTTACATCAAGTTTGTAAGATGGATTATTAATTCCGACACCAAGTTTTCCTTCTACAATAAGTCCATTAGTTGGTGCTGTATCAGTTCCTGCATAAGTTGCACCAATAGCAACTCCGCCTTCGACATCCAATTTATTAACAGGAGAAGTCAATCCAATACCTACACGTTGACTGGTATCAATAGTCATTGCGTGTGTATTATTAGTCATTAAATGGAATGGAGCAGAGCTATATGTACCAACAATCATCTTGGTAGATGGATTAGCATGTATAACACTAGCGCCAGCCGCTGCTTGTCCGCCTATTGTTGCGCTATTAGTAGCACCATAGGCTCCAATATAAGTTCCAGTACCACTAACCACCGAAGCTGTCCATGCACTAACTGATGTTCCACTCCCCCAGTTGGCTATCTGCATATATCGAGCGCCATCAACATCTTTGTTTACATACAAAGCAGCAGAGGCTGCTGGGTCAACTCCAATTCCAACGTGTCCATTTGTTGGATCAATTGTTATTGCTGCTGTACCGGAACTTGGTGAACCACCATAACTAATCTTAAAATAATCACTTGCACTATTATCTATACCGGCAGTCCATCGTGTAGTAATACTGCCGCCAAATCCTGCAGCATAAATACGACAATCAAGATATGGATCATCAGCTTGTGTTTTGGCAATAATTTTAGAATCTTTTGGAGATTGAACGGTCACATCGGCATCATAACTTCCGCTAGCACTTTCAATAACTACACTTGGATTACTTCCATTTCTATATACATGTAATGGATAAGATGGAGAACTCAAGCCAAGACCAACTCTATCATTTATGTCATCATAATATAATTGAGCTGCTCCGCCAAAAGAACCACCATTATTATATTGGACTTGTCCATCAGAACCCGCAGGTGTTCCGCCCCCACCGCTATAGCCATCAAGTGCCTGAAGAATTACTTGAAATGTTTCAGATAGATCTTTATTTATTAAAGCTCCGCCTATTGACAAATTACTCGTTACTGAAACAGTACCATCACCATGAATAATCAGGTCAGAATGATTGTCGGTAATATTAATAAATCTTAAAGAATCTTCTTGATAGTAAGATGCAATTTCCCAAGTTTTTGCGCCAGCAGAATTATTGTCCAATCTTATCTGTGGAGAAGATGTGTAAATATGAATTTCTACCTGTGGACTACTGGTATTTATTCCAAGACGATTGTTACTAATATCCCAATACAGATCATTTGCATCATATGTTAATGTATTAGTATCAGACCATATGGCTATATGATTTGTAGAACCACTTCCGCGATTAGATAGATAAGAGATAACTCCTGAATCATTTTTAAAGCAAAGCACACCATTATTATCTACATAAATAGCTCCAAATCCGGATGCAGGAGTATTGGTATATGCTGTTTCAGCTAACCATAAATGGCCAGTATAATTCATTTGGAAAGCGTACTGATTAACTCCACTAGTATCTGTAAGATAGAATCTAAGTTCTCCTGGAACTATACCAGTGCTTATACTTCCATCAGTTTGGCCAATAATTCTAGCGCCTAAACTATAGCCACTCCCATCATATGCAAAAAACTGAATTTGACCCATTTGATCATTGCTATCTAAAGCAGATGGAGATTCTTCAGTACCTCTTGCATGTATCAATTGTATAGATGATCCATCATTGCCATTAAAATAAGTGGTAGTTGTTATTGCTCCATATGGCTCTGCGGCCTCAGTTCTACGTCCAACAACATTTAATGAATTATATATTAAAGCACTAGCATTTCCGCCTAAAACTAATTGATTATTTTCACGATTCCAGAACAAATCATTATCGCCAGCTATGGCATCAGGTCCAGTAAAGAAAGCTATATAGCCATCTGCGCCTTGGGCAGAAGTAACTCCGCCTCCGCCACCAGCAGTTAGATCAACTGGTGAGGTATTATAATATTGATAATAAAGTTTATTGTCGGATTGATTTACATAAATAGTTCCATACCCATCAACGTCATGCTCGGCTCCTGGTGCGGAACCAGATTGTAATGCCAAACGACCATTAACAGTTAATTTTTCGTGCGGAAGAGTAGTGCCAATACCTATATTTCCAGTTTCACTTAAAGCGAGTGTCATTATTCCACCGCTGACAAAGCGTATTTTGTCTGTACTAGATATTAGAATATTACTACCATTAGATAAATAACCTAAGCCTCCATATGGCAAGCCGCTTGCAGTATGCTCTCCTGAACGTCCATTAGCATATTTTGCCAAATTAAGCGCGGTCCCATTGGCCATAGCTTGGAAGAAAACTCTTCCATTGGATGGAGTAGATTCTACTTTAAGAATCATATTATCAGGATCTGAACCAGATATATGAAGCGGATAGTCTGGACCACTAGTCCCTATTCCAACTCTGTTATTAACATCATCATAATAAAATTGGGCTGCTCCACCAAACGAACCACCATTATTATATTGAATTTGGCTATCAGAGCCAGCTGGTGTTCCGCCGCCAGTTGTCAAGTCATATTCAACTGAACTATCATTTTTAAAATATATCTTGCCATCGGTCTTAACATATAATGAGCCCCAGCCGCCACTTGGAGTTCTCTGGCCAATCTGTTCATAGAACCACAGAGACCCATCACTTTGAAATATCCAATTATCACTTATCGATGTTGAGCCTCTATTCGTTGTCCCAATCCATATTCTACTACCACGTTGAGAATCTGACCAAGTCTCGTCTGCATCTATAACTATGCGTGCTGCATTTTCCCAGCTATTGCCATCGTATCCATAAAACAGTAGATGGCCCATTCGATAATCTTGAGTTAATCCAGTTGGGGCATCCTTTGTGCCTTTAGCTCCTCTAAGATGCAAAGTACCACCAAAACCATTGTAGCTGGTAATTTGTATTCCTCTATAATAATCTTTATCGTCATCTATTTCTATGACATTTGATGGGCTAGTTGTACCGAGACCAAGTTGATTATTTTTTCTGTCCCAAAATAAATCATTATCTCCGGCTATTGATTCAGCGCCGGTAAAGAAAGCTAAATAACCATCCGCACCTTCGGTTGCAGTGACGGTGCCACTGCCGCCACCTCCACCAATTTGTAACCAAGTTGGAGTCGTACTGGTTAATATCCAATAAGAATTTTCATCCAGTTGTCTTGCTAATTTTCCAATGTCGCCTGGCACAAATTCAGACGCACCGGTCCTAGCAGCTTCATCAGCATATTCCCAGTTATAAATCCTATGTATGTCGCCAAGGCCCAAATACCTATGTTGTGGCATAATTATGGCTCCTTAAATTATATTCTTACTCCTTTCCTTGGTTCAGTAGATTTTTAATTTCATTTAACTCAGCTCTCAAGCTGTCGTTTTCTTTCTTTAAATCTTTCACTGCCTCAACTAATACAGCTGTTAACTGATGGTATTTAATTGTTTTAGTTTTGCCATCTTGTACTAGTTCTGGCAGTACTTTCTCAGTTTCTTGAGCAATCAATCCTATCTGTGGAGATTGTTCTCTGTCTGGATCTTTCCAATAGAATTGGACTCCATTTAATTGTAATACATTATCTAAAGCATTATTTAGTGGTGTTATATCTCTCTTAAGCCTTATATCAGAAGCACCTGCTGTTAAATCATATTCTGTTCCGCCATCATTTTTGAGGTAAATTAATCCGTCTGTCTTAACGACAAGCGAGCCATAACTTGAATCTGGAGTAACATGTGTGCCAGAAAATTCTTTAAACCAGAGCGATCCATCAGGACGCATCCTCCAATTATAATCTCCACTAGTGCTGTTAACCGCTGTAGTGTAAAAATCTATAGCTCCTCCATGACCTGATCCATCCCAGTCTTCAGCAGCTGTTCCAAATATATAGGCTCCAGCTCCCCAATTAGATCCGTCATATCCTTTAAATTCAATATATCCAAGAGAGTTGCTATTTACTACAGCGGCTGGAGATGTCTGTGTACCTTTTGCTCCACGCAACGATAATACTCCGGCACTTTCGTCATATCCAGATATGTATACTGTAGGATATCTTTGGTATCCAGAAAATTCTGCTATACCGGCTGGAGAAGAAGTTCCAACCCCTAACCAATTCTTTTCACGATCCCAATAGAGATCATTGTCACCAGCTATTGCTCCAGCGCCAGTAAAGAATGCTACGTAACCATCTGCACCCTGTGCTGAAGTTGCTAAAGCCTGACCACCATATCTTAATGTTCCGTCTGACTTAGCCCATAATGAGCCATAACCATCAAACGATCTATTATAATTATCTTGTTCTTGTAAACTAATAATTCCGTTAACTGTCAATGCTTCATGTGATAATTCCGTGCCAATACCAACTTTACCTTCGGTATTAATTGCCATTCCAATTAGATTTGCAGAACATAAATATAATGGAGCTTGGCCTGCTACAAGAAATAATCCATTAGATGATATTCTAGTAGAGTCAGCTAATGACACACCGTCAAAAGTAAACGAACTATTCGAGCTAAATGTCATTATATTGCAAGCCGCTACATCGGCTACTACTTGTACCGCTGATCTTGCTGATGTTCCGGTGCTCGCATTTTTAACTCTGACCAACGATAATCCATCTGTTGTTTCTAATGTATCTATAATAAAACTTGGACTTACCCCAATACCAAGTTTGCTGTTCATTGTAATATTGCCATCTCCATCAACCGCAATATCTGATCGTGCATCTGTTACATTGTATATTTTAAATACTCCGCTATCGTTAATTACGTCATAATCGTCGTAAGTCGTATCTTCTAATCTAATGCTTGGATCAATACCATTAATATGTATATGACGTTGTGGAGATGATGTGTTGATGCCAAGCCGAACATTAGTAGAATCCCAATATAAATCTGATGGATCGTATGTTAAAGTGTTTGAGTTGGTCCAAATTGCTATATGATTTGCTGATCCTGAACCACCAACTCTTCCACTTAAAGTATATATGGTACCACTTGCATTTTTGTAGTATAAAGAATGATCTGTGCTTGCATAAATTTTACCATATCCTGTTGTAGTTCCAGGCGTAGAAGATAATTCGTCTAAGGCAATAGCGCCTTCAACCGTGAGTTTTTCTGAAGGATTTGTATTTCCTATTCCCACATAAGCTCCAGAAGCAGCATCAACAAATATACCAATATCATCATTGTTACCAGTTATAGCAAAACCATCACCACCATCAGTACGTAACCTGAAGAAATTAAGCATATTATTGTCGGTGCCAATTCGAAGTTGATTGCCATTAACTGAATCAACAATATTGAACATGCCTTCGCTAGAAAAACCACTAATCCAAACATTGTTTTGGCACAGTAATCCGCCTATATCAAGCCATCCTGGTATTCTAATTGTTCCACCAGGTTCTATTTTAAATGCAGTCCTATCAGATTGTGTAATCTGGAAATTTCCCTTGCCAGAATCAGTTCCAATACCAAGACTCCAAGCATATCCTTGCCCCGTCTCAGCGTCAGTAGATATTATATGCAAACTATCTGGACCGAGCGACAAACTCTCCCAACGTTTAGTTGGAGATCCTAATCCGTGAGTATTATCAGTGATTGGAAGAATATATCCATCAACCTCTAATTCGCTATTTGCATAATCCCAAATTAATTTGGTATCTCCTCCAAACGAACCAGAATTATTAAATTGTATTTGAGTATCAGCTCCAGCAGGTGTTCCGCCTCCGCCGGCAGTCAAATCTATTTCAGCCTGTCCGTATGGTTTAAAATATAGTTTATCATCAGACTTAACATATAATCTACCATATCCATCATAATCTAAATCTGAATTAAGTCCTGATAGTTCTCCAAAGGCAATCGCCCCCATTACAGTTAATTTTTCATGAGGCAAATATGTGCCGAGGCCAAGATTTTGATCGGCATTAAAAGTTGCTGTGTATTGTCCTCCAGAAACTATATAGATACCAAAATTACTTGGGGTTTTAAGCAATAATTTGCCACCATTAACAAAATGAGCAACGGAGCTTGCCATATCTATGCCCCATAAAGGAGTTGCTGTGGAATGGGGGCCACGAGTCACTATATAATAAGTTGTATCTCTTACTTCTTGAAGCAAGACAGAGGCATGAGATCCTCCGGTATCTCTATTTCTAATTCTTAAATTGACCCAACCATCTTTATATTTTTGAAATTCAAAGTCTTGATCTGTAGCAGCATTCCCTACTGAGAAGCGATCGTTAACTTCATCCCAATATACTTGTGAAGATGTAAATCTGCCAGATCCATCACTTAATTGTACTACCCCAGCACTACCAGAACTTATATTACAAAGATTATAAGTATTACTGCTTTCATCTATATAATTTAATTCACCATTTGCACTGTTAACATAAAGAGTTCCAAAACCAGTTGTTGCTCCAGGAATGCCTGATTCTCTTATTAATATACCAGTATCTTCTACCCTAAAATAATCAGTAGCATTATCACTTCTGCAGTAAAAATGTATTCTGCTATTATTATGGTCATACATTATAAAACGATTGTTAGTGCCTATGCCGCTAGCAAAAAGGGTTGCATAGTTGGTATAACAGCCAAAATATGCACTACCAGATTGTGATGTTACGCCTATGCCAGCGGAAGTACCTGATGCAGCATAAAATCTTGCAACAACAGTATTAGCTACACTGGTTGACACATGCAACGGATATGATGGAGAACTTTCTCCAATACCAACTCTATCATTTACGTCATCATAATAAAATTGCGCTGCTCCACCAAATACTCCGCCATTATTATATTGTACTTGACCATCCGATCCAACAGCGCTGGCTCCGCCCAAAGTCAAATCGGACTCTGTTCCATCATGAGCTTTATAATATAATTTTCCATCTGTCTTGGCATATAAGGCTCCGAAACCAGATGTAATAGAGGTTGCTTCCGAAGCAAGTTCTTGTAATTCTACAAATCCATCGCCTCGAATAACCATTCTGGTAATTGGACTTGATGATGTGGAGCCATCACAAGTTCCAAATTCCATTTTGGCTTTGTGAACAGTGCTTCCACTGGTTTTAATGACAGTAATATCGGCAACACCTGTCCAACCATTTGTGTCTCTGGAATTAAATCTTATCTCTCCTACTATATCGTTATCGGATAATCCGGCTAATGATTCTGGCGTTCCTCTTGATGTCCAAAATTTCAAATAACCAAAAGCATTGCTTCCACCACCTGCTCCAGTATTGTCATATACATTTAAATGATAGTTGGCTTCGCCGTCTTGTTTACGAGAGGCGAAATTTCCTCCATAAGCAGTAACCCCACCATTAGTTGACAAATTTCCATTAGCACGATCATAAAATAAATCGTTGTCACCAGCGATACTATTAATACCAGTGAAAAAAGCTAAGTATCCATCACCGGTCTGTGCTATGGTAAGTGGTTGATATGACATTATATGATTCCCCATTCAGAACCATACGATACGAATGTCAGTGATTTATATCCTTCAGCTATCTCAACAAAAGCCTGACTATCAATCGTCTCGGCTCCATTTCCGTCAATTGTTATTATATTAGTGCTTGATGTTGTATTCTTAACTATTACGGTTTGTCCAGTTCCTCCTGATGCAGCTGGTAGTGTAATTGTAAATCCTCCGCCAGATGGATCACAGCGAACTATTTCATCAAATGCTGCTGTATAATTTCCAGTCTTAGAGGCAGTTATTGTATATTGAGGGGCTCCGCCTCCG